GGAGAGGGGGTGGGTCTGTGACCATACATACACATGGATGGATGGATAGATGTCTGAGAAAAGATTGACTGGTAGGTTGATCAGACGCTAGGCGTTTGCTGGGATTGAATTTACAGTCTGGTAGGCACGGCTAAGACGGTACAAATGTCTGTGGGTAGTCGCCACAACGATTCTAGTCTACGTGGGTAGCACAGTTAAGTTAAAATGGGTAGGCGTAGCGGCTTCTTCAGAACGCTGGCCGTGCAAGGTTCGATTCCTTGCCTGTGTTATTTCTTCAAAGGAGATAATTACCGTGTGTGAGATCAACCCAAAACACCAAGCATTCTTCAAGCTCGAAGCGTTCACTTCAAACCCTAACATGACTCAGGAAGAGTTTATGGAGGAAGTGCTCAATCGTTTGCTTGAGATCGAGATGAAGTTGAACGCTGACGGTAAGTTTCGCTTCCACATTCACGGCGAGGATCATCAAAGATGAAAGAAGCCAGCCACCACCAAACGCACACGCATTGACATGGCGCTCGGTGTTGCGTGTCCTAAGTGCGGTGCTCCAAGCGGCGAGATGTGTGGATACTTTCATAGAAATGAAAGACTGCGGCATGTCACACAGATCTGTCATCCTCAGCGCTACAAACTGAGCGAGTTCGAGGACCGAAAAGGTTTTGCAGAGGAGTCATGACCAAAGCTGATGATCTTCTTCGTCAGCATCCTGTACTCCCTAAACCACAGTGGCAGCTAAGGCTCAAAAGGCCGGCATGTCACTGTGGTCATATCTATAGGCTGCATAGGGATGGTCAGGCTTGTAGACGACGTGATTGTTCTTGTGAGCAATACGTTCCAAGGGATGAGGAGCGTCCAACTACCCTACTTCCAAGTAATAACGAGGAGACACCTGGATGACAACCTTCACTTGTCGGCCTGAGTACAGGGCCAATGAGCCCACTGAATACTTCGTCCATGATGAAGAAGGGAGTAAGATCGGTGGTCCCTTTGATAATGCAAAGGAAGGAGCTGAGTGGTTAGCGACGCAGATGAACTGTAGGATGGAAGAAGAAGCTATCAACGACGAGGGTTGGGTAGTGACTCAACCAAACAAGCTTCAGTGTCCTTTCTGCTATCGCCCTTATTCCCAAGGGAAAGAGGAAGAGCACATTAGGGACTACCATCCTACGTTATACGACAAGATCAAACGAAGGAATCATTTAGCGCCAGTATTGCTACCAAAAGCTGCTGCCAAGAGAGCAAGAAAGGCAGCACAACGGCTGGTTAACAATCAACCACCAAGGGTGTTTCACAATGAAACGACCTGAGAACGACACTACTAACCTGTCTGATAAGAGTGTTGCAAAGGCACTACGTGGAGTTATTGAAGAGTTTGGCTATATTTATCTTTCGTGGGGCTCGCCGCCAGATGACAAGCTACCTGGATGCAACATCGAGGCAGTATCAAAGGCCTTGGCCCAGCAACTAAACGAACGTGGAGGTTTCATGAAAAGCGTCGTGGCCCGTACGAAAGAGGGGCATCACCACAACCGGATTGAACAGGCCCAGCACGTCTGTTGCGACGGTCGACACGAGACGCCGTGCCCACAACCATGTCAGGCGTGCGTGGAAGAATGCGATCCATCGCTCGTAATCGCGGTGTCCGATGCCACCAGCTAAAGGGAGCCATCAGTGTATGCGTCGCTCGCCGCAGTTACGGGGTACCGATCTAGTCCGCTTGAACCTGACGTACGAGGCGGACATGCGCGACCGCATTCAGCGGTTGCAGCTGGTGTTCGGCCGACGGAGCGTCACCGACCTGATTGAACAGTTCGCCGCCAAAGGAAGCCATCATGACTAACCAAATCGAAGTCACGGGCGCACGACGGAGCTACGTCATGGCGATGGCGATTCTGCAATCGGACCTGTATCGCAACGCAGACGACGAACTGAGGACTGCCGTGGACGACTCGCTGCGCGCCGCCAAAGGAAGCACGCCTCCTGGCCCGACAGCGGGTGAGTCACACGACTGCCAAATCGTCACGGCGCCTACCCATCGTGACGCGCCGTTTGAGCCAGAGCTGATCGAAATTGAGAAGCGTATCGAGGCGGCGATCCGCGCGCTGACCAGTCTGCACGACGACAACTGGCACGAGGAGTTCGAGGCAGCAGTTGAGGCCATCATGGACGACGTGGCGCACCTTGCCGTTGTCCACTACGCGGTCGCCAAAGAGAAGGAAGTCCGTTGTTCTTACTTGAACAAGTGAAGTAGTTAACCAATAAACCAAGAGGAACCAAAAATGAAAGTTGAGACCTATGAAGTAATCTCGCTCGATGAGATCGACGGTACTGTAGTCAACGAAGTGGTCGATGAGGAAGCACTCCTCTTGATCGACCAACTCAATCTCACAGGGCAGCAAAGTCTCGTTAAGGATGTAGTAGTAGACGACGAGGTTGTAGTCAAGCGCAATCCCTATCGTAAGATGACAGGGGAAGAAGCCGCAATCTTCAATACGCTCCTTCCAAGACACGTCAAACTCACAGACTACAACGATGGTCCGATTCCGCTCCGTGTCCTTCAAGTAGCAGCTCACGCCAAGGAGTTGTTCGACGAGCTGCAGGTTTACTGTCCTTCCGATCCAAGGGCTCCTGATCCCTTGCTTGTGGGCATCATGGGCGGACGGAGCTATGCAGATAATCCACTAAGCGGAGGCGAGATATTCCTCCTTGCTCGTTGGGGAGAGATTCTCGAACCGCTCGATGATCTCCGAAAGAAGGCACGAGTCATCATCGTAGCAAAAGTAAGGGCAACACTTGCTGCGAATAAGGGGAAGATCGCTCAGCTCGAAGCGTCTCTCGGTGAGCAGGTTGACTCATTCCTGCTCACAGGAGAACAGCCTGGTTTCTGGTTTGACGGTATTCGATTCTAAGCCGAAATGGGATAGGCTGAGATACACACTCAGCTGACAAGTCAGGAGTATGGGCTGTGCCATACAAACCTGACTTCCCATACACAGTTAAATGACTGTGCTGACGAGGCTAACAACACGGAGATCAATATGGCTAATGTCAAGTGTTCAAGTAGGAACAACGGACTTCCTTGTCCAGAAGATGCTACTCACTTAAACAGCTTAGCACAGTATTATTGTGCTGGTTGTTATTTATTGAGTGAGCGAACAATCTCTCTCCTCAACGACTTGAGAGAGAGGATTAATAGAGAAACGCCTTCAGCGAAAGCCCCGCTTATTTCAGCTCCTATGGCCGACACAGGCAAAGGTTACGTCGGAACCAAACTCGATGTAGCGGAGAAGATAAATGCCCACGCTTGATTTATCAGGTGTCACCGCACCAAGCATCAGTGCTGACCCAATCCGTGAGGGCGGCTTCATTCCTTCCCCTCAACAAGAAGTAATCTTCGATCACGTTAAAAATGGTCAGGGATCAAGCATTGTTATAGCTGTAGCTGGCGCCGGCAAGACCACCACTGCTCGTAAGGCATGTAAGCTCATGTCAGGGTCAGTAGTATTTACCTCTTTCAATAAGAAGATCGCTGACGAGATTAGCTATAAGCTGCGCGAAGATGGAGCTGGCCCTAACGTCTCTGCTAAAACATTCCACTCCATCGGCTATGGAGCATGGCGCAAGATTGCACCAAGCGTCAGAGTTGAAGAGGACAAGATCAGTGATATATGCGACGACCTTGCCATTGACTACAAGCTCAAAGGGTCGGTTCGTAAGCTAGTCTCACTGGTCCGTAATCATGGCTTTGGCGTTGGGACCATTCCTCTAGCTGACGAGGATAACTGGAGAGATATTATCGAGCACTTCCAGTTAGCACACGACGCTGACGAAGATGACGACGAGGGTTTCATCTTAACCCTCATTGAGGAAAGCCTCCGTGTACTCAAGACCAGCAACGCTACACTCGGTCAAGTCATAGATTATGACGACATGATCTATGCGCCATTACTAACCGGCGCTCCAATCTGGCAGAACGATTGGGTCTTGATCGACGAAGCTCAAGACACCAATCCTACTCGTCAGATGCTTGCACGTAGGATGCTCAAGCCTAGTGGGCGTCTTATGGCAATCGGTGATCCACGTCAGGCGATCTATGGCTTCACTGGTGCAAGTGCCAACGCAATGCAGGATATCAAAGACGAGTTTGGCTGTATTGAGCTTCCCCTCACCGTAACCTACCGCTGTCCTAAGTCGGTGGTGCGCGAAGCTAGGAAGATCGTCAGCCACATCGAGGCGCACGAGTCAGCGCCAGAGGGTGAGCATCTCCAGATGGACGAGGAAGGCTTTAAGAAGCTCATTAGAGCTAAAACCCTTCAACGCTCTGACGCTGTTATTTGCCGTAACACACGGCCCCTTATCACCTTGGCCTTCGAGATGATTAGGAATAAGATTCCTTGTCACGTCGAGGGAAGGGAGATTGGCCGTGGCCTTATCGCGCTGACCAAGCGTTGGAAGATTCGCAACGCACGAGACTTCATGGAGCGTCTCTGGGAGTGGCATGACGAGCAGGTCGAGAAGCTCAAAAATAAGAAGAAGGACCGCGAGGCTGAGGCCATTCACGATAAGGTCTCGACGATCGACGTGTTTGTTAAGCATCTACTTGTTGGCGCTTCGACGGATGATCTTCGCAGGGAGATTGACGCGCTATTTGGAGATACTCCCGAGGGTCATCCATCACAGAACCTTACCTTAAGTACTGTGCATAAGGCCAAAGGAAGAGAGTGGCCGACGGTATATCTCTGGGGAAGGAATCTCTACATGCCCTCGCAGTATGCGAAGCAAGAATGGCAGGTGGAGCAAGAGATGAATCTGATCTACGTTGCGGTGACGAGAGCGAAGGAGAGGCTCGTGGAGGTTAGTGTTGATCTATGAGACTCGCATTTACTGGTACTCGTCAAGGTTGTACAGTGCATCAAAAAGCTGAATTGATGCGCTTCTTTGATGACTTACGAAATAATGGCGGTAATCTCGAGACCATCGTCGCTGTACACGGGGCTTGTATGGGCGCTGATGTGCAGTTTCACAAAGCCTGTCTTGCTGCTGGCGTTGCAACTATCGTGATCTGGCCTAGTAATAACCAGAGCACTAATAGAGTAACTGCTTGCACACAGCTAGACTTACAAAAAAAGGGTTACTTATTCACAGCGAACAGGAGCCGCTTATCCGAAACGAGGATATAGTCCGAGGAGCTGACTTTCTCCTTGCCTGCCCTAAGGAATCAGAGGAGATTCGTCGTTCAGGTACTTGGGCCACAATTCGACTGGCACGAAAGTATGGAGTGCCAATGGAGGTAATCTTTCCATGATAGGCGCAATTACAGTAATCGCTTGCATTCTCTTATGGATTGGTTCTATTCTAAAGGACATTAATAACAATCTTGTGAGTTTTGCCACTCTTTATCAAGAGGATAAACACAGATGACTAGCCTCCTCCCCAAGTCCTGTGCTCAAACCCAACTTGCCGTAGTCAAAGCTGGCACCATCACCATGCTTCTCCTACGCCGTTCTCCAGACGAAGGTATCTTATTCTGGGATGGTGAGCCTGTTGCAATCAGTACCGCCGGCGTAGTCTACTATCATCAAGCCGATCGAAAGGGTGGTTGTACAAAGGCTATCGCAGCACTAGATGTAAATGCTCCACACATCTCCTGCGATGCTTCCACATTTGACTTCGTTATAGGGAGTCTCTTGACGAGGACAGGACTACCGCTGACGATGATGTTGAAGGGCGGTAATGACGCCAAGTGATTATCCGCTTCATCAATCGCCCTAACACAGAACTCAAGATCGCCCCTAGATTTGACTCCGACGGCGACTTGATATTCTGGTCTATACATAACGATACAGGGCAGTATGTGATGACTTGGATACCAAGAGAGGTAGTTGCTCGTATCAGAGATCACCTAAACAATCTCCTAGGAGACAAAAATGGCTAGAGGCTTTGCTCGTTTATCCCCTGAACGTCAGCGTGAAATCGCTTCGAAGGGCGGGAAGGCCGCTCACGCACTCGGTCGAGCGCACGAGTTCACATCTAATGAAGCAAGGAAGGCAGGAAGGAAAGGCGGCTTAACAGTTAGTAAAGATCGAGAGTATATGTCTATGATTGGGAAGAGGGGCGGGACGAATAGAAGGAAGAGATGGTTCACTTGTCAGTGTGGTGAGCACTTCCGGTATATGTATAAACTAATCGCGCATCAAAAGGAAGCAGGGCACATCAAAGCAGTCAGCGTTATAGTAACCGTTCCTGCCCATACCGACAACGGAGAGTAGAATGGGCTATTCAACTAGTCCTCAGACTGTCCGTCGTATTCTACCTGACTTAATCCCTCTTTATCAAAGACGCACACAGGTCTGGAGCGATATAGACTCACCTGGTACTTGGGCGTATAAGATAAGAGAGGCCTTCTCTATCGCCAAGGCTAATCCAGATATGTTCCCTGAGTTGGCTGATGTTGCAGGGAAGTATCAAATCGTCCTTGGAACAAAGTGTGTGATAGCGCGGTGGGTAGGAGTAGCTCCTATAAGCACAGCGAAAGAACTAGTCGACGCTTTAAGTGAGACTCCCCCAGAGCGGCAGCAAACTCGAACCCTCGTCAACCCAACGTTCAGTCAGATTATACAGGCCTACATAGATCAGCAATCAAGCCAGGTGCCGATCTATTGTAAGCAGGTAACACTGAGTAATCCGGAGATTGAGGGGTTAGAACGATGGGCGAAGCAGATAGGATGGGTGATTTATCTTCAGGGAGATACCCTGAGTCTCAGACCATCAACAAAGGATGTTTCACTATGAAACGACCTGACAACGATATGGAACCACTAAATCACGCCGAGAGGAAGTTTCTTGAAGAAGCGTTAACTCAAACTCTATGGGAAGTATTTTATCACATGGAGCTTGATAAGTTTGCAAAGGCTATTGTCAATAATGAGATTGACGGTAACGACCATCCAGCCTTTAGAGAAGTTGCTAAGGCAATAATAAGAAGGATGCCCTAATGCGATTCACAGGGTTGACAAAAATGCCCCTTTGTGTTATATTGCCGGTCGTCCCATACCAACGCGGAAACCCCAACCAAACCTTTATGCGCCGAGCAGTAAACAACGCATTCGTAGTCTGGGATGCCGACGTGAAAAAGGATATATTGATCGAGTTCTCTGCGTACCTGCCGATGCAAGGGGCAAGAGCGTGGTTCATCCAGTCAGGATTGAATAAGTTCATCGAGTCAGTTCAGTACTCACCACGCCTCCAGCGCAAAGTAAAAGACCAAGTACAAGACATGATCTCTGGCGGGAAGGAAGATCGCACAGGGCTCATGTCTATCAGCACACGTATTACTCAGCATTCCTACAATCGCTTCAATGATATGTTTCCTGAGTGGGGATCAACGACTTGGTTTGTGAGAAGGTCAGTGACGAGTCTGGTCCTTTACATGAGGGAGCATAACATCAATCTTGAAGAGTTGGTAGAAGTCAGTGTGAGTAATACGCTCATTAATGTGCAGAAGGCCTCTTAATGAACGTTGGCATCTGCGAACGCTGTAAAGAGAACGCTAACGGCGGTCGCATCTGTATCCGCTGTGACGATTGGGAGACTGTTCTTGGTCGCCTAATCAAGATGAAGTTGGACGACACAGTAGCTTTTGTTGATCTTTCTTCCAGAGCTAAAAACGAGGGAAGATTCCCTCCACAATTCAGGAAATGACTTCACCTAACGCGGACCTCACTCAGATCGAGCCTAGACGCTCGCCTCATATCAATCGAACCATAGACAATACCGCAATGGCAGCTTACATGCGCTGCCCGCGCGAGTATCTATATGGTTATGTCTTACACCGAAGGAGACGCGGTGCAAAGTCTCCCGCCCTCACTTTCGGCACTACGTGGCACGCTATACTACAAGCCCACTACGAGACTGGTGGGAATGTAGATGCCGTAGCTAGAGCTGCAGTAATGTCTTGGGAACCACACGGCAATCCTGACGATCATCGCACGGTCGAGCGAGCAATGGCCGCTTACGAACCATACCTTGCTCGCTGGGGAGATCATACCACTGAGATTAAAATCTGGGGAAAGACGGTCGGTTTCCCTGATGCTCCCATCGTTGAGAAGCCAGCTGAGATATGGTGGCCAGGCGCACTCCATCCCTACTGCGGAAAGATTGATAGGGTTGTTGAGTACCAAGGCCTCTACTATGTCGAGGACCATAAGACCAGTTCTCAGCTAGGCAGTAGCTATTTCAAGCAGTTTGACCCATCCAACCAGATGATGGGCTATGCGTTCCTTGCGCAGAAGCTCACAGGCTTACCAATCGCCGGCGTAAGGATCAATGCGTTCGGAGTACTGAAAACGCAAAACAAGTTCGAGAGACAGACGGTGATGTTCTCGCAGGATAGGTTGAATGAGTGGGCAGAGAACTACAACATGTGGGTCAGACGCATCGAACATTCAATGGAGATGTACTCTAGAGATAACGATGGCGACGAACTTCGTGAAACCACCAAGCTAGTTTCTTTCCCTCACAACTTCAATTCCTGTGCAGGCAAGTACGGTATGTGTTCTTATACCGACGTTTGCACCTCACCTGTCCGTATCAGAGGACGCATCCTAGAGGCTGATTATGACTACGCGCCCTGGGACCCGATGAATCCAGAGGGGGATGATACAGAATGAAACTCAGTGAACTACTGGAACACCTAAACGCAGCTAAAGGAAATTTAGCTGCGAGTGATGTTGAGGTAGCTATCAATCTTTATTGTCAAAAAGGCGACTTCAATGTATGGTTAGATATTGATGACGTAGGACACGCAATTCTTGGTGAGATAACCATTGAAGCCAAAACGGATGTAGCATGAAGTACAACTGGATCAAACCTGCCCTCGGTCGTGTGTGCCTCCAACCACTTCCTGCTGAGGAGCGGACTGAATCGGGTATCTGGCTCGTCAACAACAAGGAACAAGTTGGTCAAGCTTGCCGAGTTGTAGAAGTCTGTGAGCCATATGGCGCAGGCAGTGATGACCAAGATTCAGTTCCCGAAGGACCGATCTGGAAAGTCGGTCAAGCTGTTTTAATCGGAAAGTACAACGGCGTAGATGTAGAGCTTGGCCGTGAGAAGTTTATTTTGCTCCGTGAATCAGATGTAATCGGAGAACTCCAAGAGAAAAAGGAGACGTAATGTTAGCCTTTATGATACTAGTAGCGTTAGTAGGATGGATAGGTTTTATCTGCGTTCTCGTTCCGTTCAGACGACGATCAAAAGTATTACGTCGTCTTGCAAAAGACCCACATCTTACTGGTTTACAGGTTCAGCAAATAGCTGAACAGGTATTATACGAAACTTCTTTCATATGGGACGAGTCCGATGGAAGCTTCCAACGTTAGTACACCCAAGGTTCCTGATTTAGAGCTGCCACTTCCAAATGATTATGTTAGTACGCCTGTACGCATCTTGCATACAATCAAAGCAAGATGGACAGGTATTACTTGGCAGTTCTTAGTTGAACTTGAGAACGGTAATCGAGAGTGGATTGAAACAGGACTGAATGGTTGGTTAATGGTAAACACAGACAGCGATCTTGGAGCATCATCCCTTGAGCAGCCTCTGGCCACACCTTAGTTCTCGTAATAACGAGCCAAGCGCTGGTGAGCAAATATTGCTTATCGGTGCAGATGGCTTACCTAACAATCTCTATACTAAGGTGAAAGCAGTTCTTTCACACGGTACTGGAGAGGACGAGGGATTCTTTGAGGTGCTGGACAGGTACAATAGGCATTTGGTAGTGACTGAGTACACGGATGAGTGTCCGTGGATTCAAGTGGATTATGACCTTTAACGCGGAGAAAGACAATGGATAGGGAAGAATTTAGACAGATGATGCCCGGCAAGGGCGACTTACAAGACATCATCAATGATGTACTATCTTTGGATGATGTGGATAAGGTATCCCTTGATGATGCAGCACAAATCTTCGATAACATCGAGGATTGGGTAGCAACAAATGTTGGCTTTGATGATGACGAAGTAGAAGAGGAAGAGGACGACGAAGATCTTGACACCTCCGGTGAGGTTCTTGACTAATGGCTAACGCCAAAGACATTACCTCTAACGACGGCAACGTCCTTATTATCGGAGACGGCGGAACCTGGAAAACTCGTTTCCTCGGCAGCGTTCCAGGAATCTACGTATTCGACTTCGATAAAGGTATGGCATCTCTCCGTGGTCAGGATGTGGAGTATGATACCTTTAAGGACGCTGGTCGTACAGTGAAGTCACGGACTGCCGATGGAAAGGCAGCCTCGTATGATTTCGTAGAGCCGGGGCCAAAGCTTCAAGCAGCTGGTATCTACAGGTACGGTTCTGCCTGGGACGCCTTCTACAAGAAGTTCCTCGACATTGCTGCCAAGATCGAAGCTGGCAAAGGTCCACGAGCAATCGGCTTCGATAGCTTAACAATGATGAGTATGTGCGCGGCCAACAAGATTTTGAAGGACACCGGCCACGAGTTTCCTCATCAAGGAACTTGGGGAGCGCACCATGATTACTTCAAGATGATCTTTGGTATGGCAACAGCTTGGCCCATCAGGTTCATCTGTACAGCTCACGTTCAACGAGACGAGAATGATATTTCAAAGAACGTGGAGAAGCTCCCTCTCTTAGTCGGAAAGCTCGCGGGACTTGTTCCTGTATTCTTCGACGAGGTATGGTATACGGAGATGGTAGGTGGAAAAGCTATCATCCATACTATGCAAGATGCTTCATTGAAGCAAGCCAAGTCTCGTTGGAACGTTCCAGATAAGACACCTTTGACGTGGGAAGCGATGCAGAAGTATATTGAGCTGCCAAAGGGGGCATAATGACAGACTTCAATGACGCCGCCGTCGGCGAGATCTCAGCCAGAATGACTGATAAAGAGTTATTCCTTCGGCTAGAACAAAACGGTCTTGCTATTTCAGTTCCAAGGCGAAATGTGCGCTCACTAAGGGATATGTGTAACAGATATATGCGTGTTTTTGGGGCTGTAGACCAACATGGACGGGAGGTAATAGACCCTGAAAGTGCCGATGGCTAATGCAACGCATCCTTGCAGACATAGGTCTGCTAATCATCATCGCAGCCTGTGTTACACCTATTGTATCAGTGTTTGCAAACCTTACACGGCGAACCCCCAATGAAAATAACAAAGATTCTTCGAGTGGAAAGAAGGGTATGGGGAACGGGCAATGAGTACCTTGCTGTTCCGTCCATCAAAGTTTTTCCAGAAGGAGGGTTCAAGGAAGGTGATGAAGTAGTGGTAGAGGTTACGCGGCGTGCTCCCGCTCTTGAGCACAACAATCAAGATCCTAAACAGGGGAGGAAGTAGCTATGCCCGCAATTCAGGCGGATTTCAGTAAGATTTCCCATGAGTATGAGAACCTCGCAGCTGGCGTGTATCGCGGCTCAGTTGAGGATATCTCAGAGGGGAAGGCGGAAGATGGGAAGCAGTCACCGCTCATCTTCAAGCTTCGTGTCACGGAAGGGGAGAAGAAGGATTCGGTAATCTCTGACTTCGTGTACCTGAAGAAGAAGGACGGTACGGCCAACTCGATTGGTCTGGGTCGCGTGAAGGGTTACGCGATTGCCGTCCTCGGAGAGGAAGCAGCGAACGGCGCTGCGATCGACACCGATCAGATCAAGGGCGGCACGATCGAGTTCGTGGTCGAGGAAGAGACCTACGAGAAGCCGGCCGAGAAGGGCGGCGGTCAGGGCAAGCGCTCGAAGGTGGCAAAGGTTTTGCGAGCGTCGTAAGGTGGGTGCCTAGTAGCTAACTGGAAAAGCACTGAGTACAGTAACGCTAAAACCTGGGTCGTAACCAGTGAAGCCTACTCGAAAGGAAGAATGCAGGTTCGAGTCCTGCCTAGGCATCTTGTAGGGCCCACTATGGGTACAGGCTTCCGCGTTAGCTCTGGGGCAGGTTCGAGTCCTGCCGGTGGTATAGAAGGGTGTAGACTCAATCCACAGTTATTCCTAACTCAACAGAGACAGTGTAAAAGGCCTTGAACTCTTACGAGTGGAGTGGCACTGCGCTAAGCCCGACGGTGAAGGGTGCAAGAATATCGGGCAGGGAAGATCCTGAGTCTCACCTTATTATATGGTCCTAATAAATAACATAGCCGGTCTTAGTCTCGGTCAGTGTTCTAAACCTAGCTGCATACGCTCCACAATCCACAGGCACCATATGGGATGTGAGCGTATGTGGCTCCGTCACTTCTGGAAACGACGAAGGACAGCTAAGTACAGGAAGTTCAAAGTACGATACTTAGAATTCCTTCGCTCTGATTGCGTTCCTTTGTGTAGCTGGCATCATGAGGAGATTCACCACCTTTACATGCCGACGATTGCTGCCTTTGCGCAGCTTCACGGGAAGTTCACAGAGTTAACCTGGGATGAAGCTGAGCATTTGATGGAGAAGTTAAGGAAGATTTGTGCTGAGTGGTTAGGAAAGGTAACACCAGGCTTGCAACCACGGAAACGTGAGGACGTTTCACTATGAAACAACCTGTGATTGTTCAAGACTACTTTGTGCCGCGCGGAAATGAGTATGGTGATTGTAAAATATGTTACACTGAAATACCAAAAGATGGATGGAGTAGACATTTAAGCCTAGTACATTTCGATCGTTTTCCTCAACATGAAACTGTAAACCACCCTCAGCATTATGGTGGTTCGGATAATCCTTACGAAGCAATTAAGGTAATAGAAGCCTGGAAACTCGGTTTCAATCTTGGTAATACAGTAAAGTACATATTGCGAGCGCCGCATAAAAACTCCTTGCTAGAGGACTTGAAGAAAGCGCGTTGGTATTTAGACCGTGAGATTGAAAACCAGGAGAAACCAAATGGATGAAGCTATTAAAGTCCTCGACCACGGTCTAGTCAGACTTGTTGATTTTATGGGCAGTGATCTTTCTGTTGTAAGAGCTGCTCGGGTTAGCTATGACGCAGCTTGGCGAGCAGGAGAAGATGAAAACAAAGATATTAAACTGATTCATTACTTATGGCGTAATAAGCATACAACGCCCTTTGAATCAGTGTCAATGACCTTTGAAATAAAGGCTCCCATCTTTGTTTTTCGTCAATGGCACAGGCACAGAACTCAAAGTTATAACGAATTAAGTGCTCGTTATAAAGAACTTCCTGAAGAGTTTTATGTGCCTATTCCAGAAAATATTGGATGGCAAGCAAAGGATAATAAACAAGCAAGAGTGCTTGATAGTTTCCAACGCACAGAAGATGAAATAATAAGACTTGAACAAGCAATTCAAGCTTATAAATCGGTGTGTGAGGCAGCGTTTGATCGCTACAAAGTATTACTTAACAGTGGTTGGCCTCGTGAACTAGCTCGTATGGTATTACCACTGAGTACATACTCTCATATGTTCACAACGATGAACTTGAGAAACCTATTTCACTTCCTTGAACTTAGACTTCATAGTCACGCTCAGTACGAGATTCGCGTCTATGCTGAGGCTATGTTAAAGCTGATCGCACCAAAAGTTCCTGTAAGTCATGATGCGTTCTGTTCAATCTTTCTTGCTAATAATATACTGGAGAGAAATCGCTAATGATTATCACAGTAACCGAGGAAGATATAGCAGATGGTATATTCGAGCTTAGAACAAAGAAGTGGTATACCATTATTCACTTTAATTACGATAACGGACATACGTTGTTTGCTCACTGGCTTATTGCACCATTTATAGGTGCTTGGTTTTGGTGGGACAAGCATCGCTGGAAGATCGAACAATGGATGCGCTGGAGAATCTCTGATATTCCTGGTGGATATTCTTGTGCGCTCTGGTCGTATGGTCTTAGGCCGTTGAAGAAGTGGACGTGGCGACGAACAAGACCACACTCATTATCAGATGAGTATAAGAGAGTAGAAGAGGGATTCCTTAAGGCAATGAAAGATGCTGAGGAAGCTCGTCGTGCAGCAGAGTTATCAGTTATAACCAATTACACGCATAACCTCCCTCCAGAATAATGTCCATCTTCGTTCCTATAAATTCTATCGCTGTCATCAACCGTCAGCGAAAGGAAATGGAGCTCGTTGACGTACAGGAACTAGCCAATGATATTAAAGCGCGCGGTTTGCTGCATCCCCTTGTGGTTAGAAGCCCGCACCCTCACGAAGTTGAGCAAGTTAAAGGGCTACCTTATGTGCTCATGGTTGGGGGCAGACGACTCGCAGCACATCATCTATTGGGGAGGACCAAGATCGAAGTTAGGCTTAAAGACGATCTCTCTCCAATCGACGCGAGGATTGCAGAGCTTAGCGAAAATGTTGTCAGGGTTAACCTCACGTGGGAAGAGGAAACCGCTGCTCGTGCTGAACTTGCCAGGGCTCTCCAAGAAGCAAATCCAGCAGCTAACCTCGAAGAAGTCGCTAAGGAAGTTGGTGTCTCAAAAGCGCAACTCTCCAAAGATATCGCGCTCGACAAAGCAATCAAAGCAGACCCCAAGCTCAAAGCGGCTACGTCAAAAGGGTCGGCTATCAGGATCGCGGCGTATAAAGCAACTGTTCAAGAGCGGATTGAGAAAGTCACTGCTGAAAGGTTACGTGGTGGCGAAGAGCTTCGATCTAGGCTTCACACAGCCGATGGAAGAGACTTCATAAAGACAATACCGTCTCAAAGCATAGATATGGTATTCTCCGATCTTCCTTACGGCATTGATTACTTCGACGGCCTTAAGGGAGCGTCGGAAGCAACTACGTCTAACTACGACGATTCGGCGAAGGAAGCGAAAAGCTTCATCAAGGATGTTGTCCCTGACATGCTTAGAGTTGTAAAGCCATCAGGGTGGATTGTTCTGTTTATGTGCTACGAGTGGCATGAGTGGCTCCAGCAAGAACTAGCAAAACCTCATTACATGGAACATTTACAGCGTTCTAATGAATTAAAGCCCGAGATGCCTCCTTGGATCTGGACCCGTCGCGGGAAGGGCAATCATGGTCACTGGCCTGAGCTTCACGCCGCCAGCCGCTACGAAATGATCGTAGTAGTCAACGGTGGCTCAGCTAAGCTCATGAAAAAACCCTGTGAGAATGTCCTCGACTTTCCTCCATTCTCAGGAGAGCGTAGCCATGCTATGCAGAAACCGCACGATCTTTGTCGAGAGCTTATTGAACGTTGTACTGTGGCTGGCGAACGTGTCCTGGATGTTTGCTTTGGTTCAGGAGCACACCTTGCAGCTGCAGCTAGCTTGGGTAGGGATTTTATTGGGTGCGAGAAAAATCCTAATCTTCTCAACTCGGCTATCACCCTCGTTTCGCAGTATTACAAACCAACAATAGCTCACGTCAAATGATTCCTAGTTGGGCACAGCTATTCAAGCGTATTGTAGCTGTCTGGCGGCTCCGTCGTATAAAGCTTTATTTCTGCGACTGTGGAATGCCTGTATCCCTTGAAGAAAGGAAGCAATATGGCTGTGTTTGTATGGACTGTTATGAACAGAAGGTAGCAATCAAAGGCTCTATTCAACAGCAAGTTGCAGCTGTTAGTGGTTCTTTTAACAAAATTCTACCTTCTGGACTTCAAGGACTTATAAATCAGTCAGAATATAAACACGCTATGACTGAGCAAGAAAAAAGAAGATATGAATTACGTTTGATGCAACTGCAACTGCAACTGCAACAGCCCGCAGGACGCAAGCACAGTTAAATATTATCGCAGAGCAATACCGCAACACAAAAGGATTTCAGTGAGCCTCAAAGGCATCGAGCGCATCAATCGTAGGCAGATGGATGCACAAGAGGCAGAGCGTGTTCTTAGAGATATACGCATTGGTCAACCAGACATTGTGTACTACAAATGTCTTGATTGTACCACAATGCTTTCTAGACCACGAAAGCTACGTGGTAGACGTGCGTTGCGTTGTAATGCTTGTATAGCAACTCGGCACAGAGAAAAACCAAGAGAATCCTATCACGTACATAAAGTGAAACCTACAATCATCCAACCACAGGAAGTTGGCAAGTTGCAACCACCAAGGAGATTCCTCAACGTCGAGGAGCTTCTATCCAAGCCTGGTGTGGCGTCCATTGCCTTTCCTATTAGTCATAAGATCTTCGTAGGTCAGAATCTCTACGAAGGAGACACCTTGATAGAAGCACTAGGCAAGGCAGCTTTCAAGGAGGGGTGGTGACTAAAGTCCCGTCCTTCGGACCCAAGCCTGCCAAAATAATGGTAGTAGGCGAGGCTCCTGGCGCTGACGAAGTCCGCGAGGGTAAGCCTTTCATCGGCTACTCTGGCCAGCTCCTCCGCGATGTAATGCGCTCAGTGGGCATTGACCCCGACGCAGTTTACTATGCCAACCTTTGTAAGTACCGTCCCCCCAACAATGAGTTACGGTCCTTTTTCGACGACAAGGGCGTTCCTAATGCTCAAGTATTAGAGGGCCTCACTGAACTCAAAACAGAGATCGAGGAGGTCAATCCTAATGTCATTATACCAGTCGGAAACTATCCTCTCAAGTTCATCACCGGCCGCGGAACTTGGTCCAACGGGTACAGCGGTATTGGTACTTATAGGGGTTCGATCCTCCAAGGTACAGCCTTTGCCGGTGGACGTAAGTGTATTCCGACGTACCATCCTGCAGCTGCCACTCGCCAGTACTCTCTCAAGCATATCATGCGAGTTGATCTTAGTCGAGCAAAAGATCAGGCCGCATATGCTGCAATACAACGTCCTCGCAAGTTCATCTTGTTGGACCCCCAAGGAGATGACCGAGAAGCTTGGTCACGTTGGCTCGTTGCGCCCACAGGAACTGAAAGTCCGCGCTTCAGGTTCTCGGACACTGATCTCGAATGGACGACTGTTAAGGCGGGTTCCTTCCTCACTGGTGACATTGAATACATTGGCTCTAGATTGTTGTGTTGTGGTCTTACACGACACGCTGACGTCGCTGTTGTTTTCGCAACTAGAGATGCTGCAGCCATCAGTCACATACGAGCTATCCTTGGAAGCGGCGTTCCTCTCTGCTTTCAAAACGGTATGTTCGACTGCTCGATATTGGAGTACTTTTACAACATCCCCTGCATCCAGTACTTGATGCACGATACGATGATAGCGATGCACGCAGCTTACACAGAATTTCCAAAGGACTTAGGCTTTATTGGGAGTATCTTTACAGAACAACCAGTTTGGTTTGAACAACCTGATCCAAAAAATCCTGGTAGGTATGTTCTCGTCAACGCTGAATTCTGGAAGGCAGTTAAGAGAGCTCTCGAAGGTCTAGGTTTAGGGATTGAGTACTACGAGAAGTTTTACTTCCCTTACAACGGAACCGATGTATGGGTCACTCACGCCAGTATGGAATCAATGCTAGCGGACGAACTGACAGACCCAGCAATTTACAATACTTACCGCCACGAGATGAGCTTGGTGCGGCCGCTGTGGGAGATCGGAAAGAGGGGAGTGAAGATAGATATAGGCAGCTTGCAAGACTTGTCCAAAACGTTAGAACAGGAAGCGTCCATCTTGCTTGCGGGTATTGCCCAATACGCAGGAGGCAAGGCGGTCAATGTGAAGTCACCTCCACAAGTCGCGGAATTCCTCTATGGTGCGATGGGAGTCCCTCAGATAGGACCGAAGACTCCGAAGGGTCGATGGAAGATGGACGACGACACTTTGGCGTCTCTCCTCTTAAAATCATCGAATGAGAAGCAGAAAACAGCGATCAAGATGGTACGGGATTGCCGTGAAAGACTTGATCTTATCTCAAAGTTCTGTGAGATTGAACTAGACGACGACGGGAGGATGCGCTGTCATTATGACCCAGCTAAAACCGATACAGGTCGACTTTCTTCTCGAAAGTTTTATCCAACTGGTCGCGGAACTAATTTGCAGAATGTACCAAGAGATCCACGGGTACGAGCCGTCTTTGTACCGGACAAAGGTTATATCTTTGCTTACGCCGACCTTAAGTCAGCTGAGTCCCTAGTTGTCGCTCACATCACTGGCGATCCAGAGATGCTTAGACTCCACTCACCAGAGTATTTGTCTGGAAGTCTCGATGGACACAAGTACGTTGCATCTTTCCTGCTTGATAAAGCCATCGACCAAATTACTAAGGATGAGCGCTATCTTGGTAAAAGAGTGCGCCATGCCGGAAATTATGGTCTAGGATGGTTCCGATTAATGCAGCTGATTAACGCCGACGCTCAAAAAACCGGCGTGACTGTAGATGCAGCACAAGCAAAAAGGCTGATTGAGAAGTACAGGCAACTTCATCCCATGTTGAAGTACTGGTGGGATAGGGTACTTTCGCAGCTTTGGGAGACTCATACACTCACTACGCAGCATGGGAGGAAGCGAACCTTCTACGGAAGGCCGGATGAGATTTTGCCAGAGGCGATAGCGTACAATCCACAGGGTACTGTGGCTCAGACACTCAATATGGGGCTTTTGAGAATAGCGCCTGATTATCTCAAAGAGCCAAACAACTATTGGATGGCTGCCTATGATTGGGATAGATCGCCTCTGTTACATGCAGATGTTGTAAACAAGTGCTATCAAGTGCAACACGCTGATCTTCAGATGCTCCTCCAAGTTCACGACGCCGTTGGCTTTCAAGTTCCAGAAGCCAACGCCGACAAGGTACTTCCTCTAGTCAAAGAACTCATGGCTATTCCTATCCCTATTCAACGTAGAGGAGAGGAGCCATACGAGATTACAATACCTGTAGACATTCAGGTTGGCTATAATTGGGGCGAGTTTGATCCCAAGAAACCTGACCTTAACCCTAATGGACTGAGGCAGTGGAATGGATGAAGCACTCCCTCCACCTATCATGCAACGCGCCACTCAACTCGCTTCTGCTTGTCACGCAGTTGCACGTGAGATAAGGAAATTCCGTGGTGAGATGGTATTAGCTGGTGTCAAGTTTCCACACGCACTTGACACCGAGTTAGTCCACCTTGACATGTCAGTTGACAGTATCTACATCATCCTTGACAAACCCCATCTTACCTCTGCAGCTCAGGTAAATGCCGAAAATCCAGCCTGACGGGACGATAATAACGCGTGGACCTGAAATCATCGCACCACCAAAGACCGACGGACGACGGAGGACAAGTGACTGGCTCGCTGCGTTTATGGAACATACTAGCGAATTGGAGTCTCCGACAGCCTATCTACGGTGGGCAGGACTTTCTACTATAGCAGCAGTAGCACAGAGAAAAATATTTAGAGATACACAAGCATATACAGTCTACCCAAATATGTATATATGGCTTGTTGGGCCTCCTGGCACTAAGAAATCTACGGCGATACGAGCAGGACGTAGGCTTCTTGTTCCAAGTGGTACTCCTTTGTCAGGTGTATATCTTACTTCTGATGCTCCGAGTATTGTAGGATTAATGCAGGATTTCAAGGATATCCCTCAGAAGGATCACCAATCTCTCAACGGTTTCATCTACGAGCTTTCGTCGTTGTTCGAGAATGCACCTGAAACCATGACAGGTTTCTTAACCGCAATCTACGACGGTGATGCCAACTACACAAAAAGGACTCGTATCGGTGGGAAGGAACACATCCCATTTCCCTGGTTTAATAAGATCGCAGGGACTACCCCGCGTTATCTCGGCGATAATCTTACGAAGAACGCGGTCGAGGGAGGCTTGGTTGCTCGTACACTCCCTATTTTCGCCGACGAAATGTCCTTTGATTCACCAGAGCCGGATACTGACCCGGCGTCGATTAAACGCGCAGAGACACTAACACATGACCTCGCACATATTCTCAGCCTCTCTGGTCAGTTTGATTGGGGCGAAGGTGGCAAGCAGAAGCATCCTGACCCCTGCAGAGAAACCTGTGGGTGTGGTGACGCCTTCAAATGGTATGACAGATGGTATCGTGATCGTTCTAGGATGCCCCGTATACCGGACAGTCGTACCCAAGGCTATTATGTCAGAAAGCCAATTCATCTTCTCAAGGTCGCTATGTTGCTCAGCCTCTCAAAACGCGACGATCGTCTATTTACAGTAGCGGACCTTGAAGTTGCAAAGGCAATGCTAGACTCGATTGAGAAGAATATGAAGAAGTGCTTCTCGGCAGTAGGAACGAATCCTATTGCTACTGATTTGGAGCGTATCTCAAATCAGATCAAACAAGCAAAACAGGTAACTCTCGCTGAGTTGGTAGCGACGAATTACAGCAACCTTGATGAACAGAAGTTTAGTAAGACAATGATTCAGTTAGAGATGATTGGTCAAGTGAAGAAAGTTATAGATGTTCAGAGGGGAACACTTTATCAATGGATAGGAGAGGAGGACTAAATGACATTATCGAAGCATGCACAGGAACGCGCAAAAGAGAAGTTGATGCTCTTGAAGAAGTGGTTTGATAAAGGGCATTTGGCGGCTGAAGGCGATTGGCCTAGTTACACAGAGTTCAGACAAGCAGTAATAAACGATGATCCCCACTTCGCCGGCCTTTTCACCGACGACGATTTCAAGCACAATTATAACAAAGGAGACTGACATGCGCCGCAAAAGGCAACCCCAACCCCAACTGCAACCCCGCAGGCCAGGGCAGAGAGACGGAAGGGCAACAGCCCAACCCCAAACCCCCTCGGCAGAACAACCACCCTCGCCAACAAACCCTATACGTAGCGACCTGTTAGCCGGCCTTGCTCCCACACCTTTCTTTGCAGTTTCGCCGTCTGAGCAGAAATATGAGATAGTTCAAGCTGCCAATGATAGGTTGCTCACAGCAAGACAGCGTTATCAAGACACTCTACAAACGTTTGCGTTGCTGTCTCCTATGTCTCATCTATTCGCTGAGACACAGAATAAGTTATTTGTAAGAACGATGTTATATATTACTGCTGCCCGAGAGCTTGAGGCAGCCTGTCGAGACATATAATGCAAATCACCGCGCGCTCCGTTTGGTATCTCAGCCATCCAGTAGCTTCTGATGAGAGATTCACCTACGAACAGAACCTAGCTCATGCCCTCCATATGGCTAAGCTTTGCTATGAGGAAGGTTTCAGAGTCTATGTTCCTTGGCACACCCTTTGTCTAATCATGCCAGACTCTGATCCTGAGTATCGTAGGATCGGTTTAGAGGTAGACTGTGATCTGGCGAAGATGACAGGGTTGATGATTATGACAGGGCATAAGGTAAGCTCTGGAATGCAAAAAGAGCTAGAGGCAGTAAAGACTGTGGGTCATACAGTTATTAACCTCGTAGGTACATCTGACGACAGGTGTCGTAAATTTTTAAGATATTGGAAAGAGGACCACCTTGATCTAGGAGGTGAGGCCTCTGCCACCAGACTATCCTAATTTGATTGGCCTACAGTAAAGAAGGGGAGACTCAAGCTGTCCGAGTCTCCCCTTCTTCATTCCCTCAGGTTGTTTCACTATGAAACGCCCTAACCGAAACTCCCTGACCACAGTCCTAGCGCCTTCAGGATGTACAGTAGCAGAAACACGATCGCTACCACAATGATCAGCTGCTTAAACTTCGGATCAATCGGTAGGAAAGTTGTCAGCGCCCACACGATCAAAGCCACTAGTGCAATGACAACTAAGACAGTAATAAGTGATCCCATGCTTCCTCCTTAGAATTGTGCTCCTGCGCCAGGAATCGAATCAGGATATGATCGTGGTGGTTGCTGTGTTCCTCCTTGAGTAGATTTACGAATCTGGCCTTCCTTGTAATACGTCCATCCGTGCCACGCATTCTGCGGATCACCATAGAATTGACTCAAGAACTCCATGTCCTGTGGAGAGAACAATTTATTTGGATCGTATCCTATCGCAGCCATCTTTACATCATCAGGTGTAGGTTGCGTTGCTGGTATTCCCATCCCATAAGGACTTCCACCAGGCGGCGGCGAAGCTGGTGACGTAGGTGTCCAAGGATTGTTATTAGGTCCAGGTCCACCTTGAATCATCTGTGGCATTGTCACAGGCTGTTGTGGTGCTGGCCCAGGAACTCCTTGCTGCGTCGCACTAACAGGTGATGGCATGGGCTGAATAGACTGTTGGAAGAATTGCTGTGCTTGTGGCATTGCCCATCTATTAACCTCAGTCCCCACACCCATTTCTCCTGTTATCAAGAGGCGTCCTATTGTTTGGCCAGGATACGGTGATTCCACTGCTTGACCAATTCCTTCAGCAGTCCTAATCAACCCTCCAAGAGGATTCATATTTATCGCAGTACGTTCTGCTGCTTGAACACCAGCATTTACCACTCGTTCTTGAACTGGTCTGCCTTGTTGCTGCTGGAACATAGTTGATGCTCCACGAGAAATGTCAGCAACAGCACCAATGAGCGGACCACCAGTGAATCCAAGACCAAAGTAAGGATTCATCCAACGGAAGTTCCAGCCGGTTTCACGTGTTGCAACCTCTAATCCCGCTGTCACTGTTCCCATCGTCGTGAGGAATTTTGCTAGATCGCTTACATCTCCTGTTGTCCTAGCTACACGCATCCCTGCTGAGATTGACTCCCTAAGATACTGAAAATATTGCAACGAGTAGTTACCCATCTGCATAGCTACTCGGCCCGTAAGAGACTTAGCTACCCACGGAGATTCAGTAACACCATACTTAAACTGAGTCGCATCAGCCAACTGTCTCCCTAAGAATTGAGCAGCCTTATCATCAGCGCCCGTTGCTACAATCCTCTCGAATTGTCGTACCCACGAAGGATCATAAGTACGAGCACCTGTATCCTTAAGGAGCTTTTGCATATCACCAGCAGGACCGGCAGCACGAAACTCAGCAAGAGCAACTTCGGCTTTATTCTTTCCTGCCGTATAGACCATCGCCTTCATGAACTCAGACTGCTTCCCATAGAAGTACATGGCATGTAGGGGACTATCTCTCGTATCCCTCAGCCATGACGGCATCAAGTCACGAACAGCGCCCGTTACCTTTGCAGCTGTTCGCATCCGAACGCCCAATTCACGCGGCGGTAAACCCGCGCTAGCGGCCTCCAACTCGCCCGCAAACGACCCAGGAGCCGCCATACGGGGCGATTGGAGGGAAATGGCCCCCGCGTCCAACGCATCGTTAAAAATCTCTTTTATGTACTCAGGACTCACCATTGCTTTTCGCATTACATTAAGCAGGTCAGTTCCGGCCCGAGGAATGGCGAACAACAACTGGAGACTGTCTCTCGCCATAACATGAAATCTAAAGCCTAAGAGCCCGGCGTGAGTCGCATTCAGGCCAAAGTTGAATAGTTCCTTTGCTTGAGAGCGTGAGACTTCAGGACCAAGGAGTGTCCGCAGTGTACCATGCAATACATCAAGGGCCAGATCATCTTCGGCATGATAACCATTCTCGATAATGTCCAACCAGTTCTTCATGATGCCTGACGCTGGTTTCATCTCCTCAATCTTAGAAAGTGCATCCCATTTCCCTCGAATAGCCTCGACCGGACCAGCTAAATCTTTCTGGTAGAACACAGATCGAATATAGCCTTCTCCAACGTGTCGAGGATCAAACTCACGAAGATTGAGATTGCCCTTCTTCTGATAAGTACTAAAAGGACGAGTCGCGTCTCCTAGTGGAAAATCATCGAAAGCCCTTCCTACCATAGCAGGATCACTTTGTCGTGATGCTATATGAGCAAAATAGGAACGCGCTGAAGCAACGTCTCCACCAACATCCTGAAGAAGCTGATCAAACTCAGCAAAAAGTTTAATTTCCGCCTCAGGAATATTAGCAGACCTTGCCATCGCCTCTCGCCCACTACCAGCCATCCAAAAGCGGCCCCACTCGCCAGACACAAGTCGATTTGTCTTAATCTGTCTCGTAATGTCTGTGAGTCGGTCCATAAAAGGATGCATATTATTATGATGAATCGTGACGAGATTACTGATTCCATCATAATCAGCACTGATATTCGTCGGCAAGTTCGCTTCGTGAAGAGCTTCGTCTATTTGAGAGAAGAAGCGTCTAGCTGGTCTCCAGCGTAAGAAGCCGTCGGTCCATTGATTCTTCATTCGACCAACGTTACCTGAAGCTGCGTTCGCCACTGGTGGAGGACCACCTACAAAGTTACCAGCCCCACCCTCAGCATTCTCAACAATCGACTCCAGTGTCTTACTAAATGAGGAAGCATTCGTATTTGCACCCTGCGTCGCTTCCCTCAAATGCATTGGAATGATCTGTACAGGAACATCACTCGGAGGTGTTATATCAGGCAACTCCCTCTGTGTGTTCCTAATCGCTTCCTCAGCAGCGTCTAATGACTCGAAGCGAATCTCTGCTCTACTCAGCCCACTTACATCCTTGATGAGGTAGCCGCCCTTATCAGGAATAACGACGAAGCCTTTTGTCGCGAGGAGTTCGTCGGAGCGCTGGAGGGGTGGTTGTTCTATGTTCGCTTGCGTCCTGCGGGCTGTTGCAGTTGCAGTTGCAGTTTCCGCTGTTTCACGAGGGACAAGTGTCTTGAAGTCATTCACAAAGCGATCATCGAAGTACTGAAGAATGCGAGCACGATCTCCAGGAACTACGATTCCCATATCAGTGAGGAAATCAGCAGACCACTTCGTAATGTTCTGCGCTTTTACCGCTTGCAACTGAGCAGGCGTAATTGCTCCACCCATTGCAGCAGAAGTCTCCTCTAACTTCCTCAAAGTGTATAACTGGAATCCTTCCCAGAGATGCGGAACCTCAGAGTTACCCACTGAGATTGGATTATTGTGCAAGTCCTTTAACTTGAACTTATGCGTCTGACCGCTGAACATATCCTGTACTACAGCGTCACTTTTATCAACGAATTGTACAGTCCCCTCAATACCACCAGGAGATACAACCTTCTGCCCAACGTAGACACCAAAGGATTCGTACTCAGCAATCATCTTATTGGTAATTGGAAGATCGCTGACTATTGCATCGAGGCGCTTGCCGTGTTGAGCGAAGGCAACGTTGTAACCCTTTGGCGCTACAGAACTTGCGAAGGCTGCAGGGTCGCTAACGCCTTGGACGATGTTTGAACCGCCAGGATTAGTGGCGATTGCTGCCTCGGCTACTGTTATGTCGTCAAGCTGAGTACGGTTGACAAGTTCAGGGAATATGGGAGACTCAGTGACTATTGCAGCCTTGTTCATTGCTGTAGAAAGCTGACCTGCACCTTCCACATCTATAGCAGGCTCTCCACGCATATTATAGCCAATACGTTCAAGCGCTTGAGTCTGCTCTGCTCGTGTTAGATCAAACCAAGTGGTAGTACCAACCGGTCGATCTATCCAACCTTGCTTTGCTTCACTTGTTGAGTTTGCCCACCAAGTCTCTCCTTCAACAAACGGATCACTTACAGGTTTTTGACCAGTACGTAAAGGAATCTCCATCCCACTTACATCACGCTGAAGTGGCGCAGGATTAATTTCAGGCACATTCCTCGTCCTTCTCATATCATCCAGCAGTGCCATCGCGCTTGGATCGCCTGCATTCGCAGCATCAATTACAGCCTGCTCTGGAGGATGATTGACGTTGACAGGAATCTCCATTGCAGCCAGACTTTCATCAATAGGACTCTTCTTAGGACGAAGTAAGAAGTCTGGTACAAAGCTCTTAACAGTACGGTTTTGAAGGGCTGTTATAGCTTTCCCCATAGGTTCAATCAGCGCTTCTCCTGCAGTCCCAAGCAACATCCCACCACCTGTCATCAAGTAAGGATGCTGCTTATAAAGATCACTATTTCCTTCAAGCATCCAAGTTGACAGTCCACCTTGAAACGCTGCCATTGCATGACGAGATTCATTAAGATACGTAGAGACTCGTCCTAACCTACCGGCTAGTGCCCATGCTGCTTGACCTGGAAACCATAGTCCCGCTAAGTGACCACCACCTTCAATCACTGTATTAAGAATCTCCTGGCTCGCTGGCGTAGTCGCTCTTACACCTTCCTCCAGCTTCCTCAACTCCATATCAGCCTGTTGAAGAATCTCCATCCTTTTCAGAGACTCACCAATAATCGGAAGCCGTGTTAATCCGCCTGTAAGTGACTGTCCCACACCCACTGCAAACATCGCCGGCAAACTTGCCAACTGTGCCGGCAGTGATCCCCAGGATTCATCAAGGTGTGACGACTGTCTATGAGAGTTAACAAACTGTTCCAGCGCCGTTCTTGGCATCTGACGAGCAGTTTCTTCGGGCATACCCCAATAAACAGCTGCACCAACCAAGTCTGGATCCGACCAGTAAGAATCAGCTGGCGGAGCTTGTTGAATCATTGGCCGAGTCGTACCTGCATACTGCTGAGCACCAGCAAGACTTTGCTGTTGTTGGACACCAAACTGCATCATTTGAGCCTGTAACGCTGCGTCCCTAGCCGCGTTAAAAGCGTCTAATTGTCGTTGATAAGCCTCACTGAGACTACCCTGTGATGGTTCCATTTAGAACATCCTCCCTGCACCACTTGGTCCTGTCGGAGGAAACGGAGACTGACCACCAAACGTAGGCGGAGGATACATAAAGTTAGGTGTTGTCGGTGATGATACTGAACCTCCAAAGAGTCCACCAAAGAATCCTCTTCCGCCTGTGGCTGACTGTTCGTCAGGATACGGCGTTTTCGGCATCCCAAGTGCCTGAGAGAGACTATTAGCAATCGCGGCAAGATTGAGACGATCTGATTCACTGCGCTGTTTAGCTCCGAGTGCCTCGATGATATTTGAGAGTGCTGTCATACCCTGAATGCGTTGTTCATTTGTCAGCCCTCCCGTAGCCTTAGCACTATTCAGCTGTGCCGCAAGCTGTTTCCATCCAAGCTCAAGTTGTCCGGCCTGTGCCGCTGATGGTAGCATACCAGATGCAATTCCTGCTGACTGCGTAACAGCAGCTGGATCACTCATAATAGTCTGATCCTGTGCTGCCTGTAGTGGAGTCTGACCAGTAGCAAACCGCTGGCCATAACCCTGAGCCATTTGCGTAGCCATGCCAGGAGTCTGTGCCATCTGTCCTAAGAGATTACCAATCAGGGAGGACTGAAGCTGAGACGTAGCCATCTGTCCTTGGCCACCACCAGTTACAGCACCAGTATAAGCCTCTTGATCTATTGGTGCTGCTCCTTGCCTCATTCCTCTATTAGCTGCATTTGTACGCAACATCTCCAACGAGACTGGTGCATTCTCACCATACTTCGTAAATGCAGCTACTGCGTCTGGTTCGTTTGGAAATAAATTCTGTGCAAGTTCAGCAAGGGCTTCTTTTTGTCCAGCTGAACCTGCATTCGAAGATTTATCCATCAAGTTGCCAAGCATTCTAAATTTCTCAGAACGCTCGTCTACTCCCTGACGAACAGCAAACTGTCGTTTTTGTTCAGCAAACTGTTCTTGACTAAGTCTTATTTGCTCCCGCCTTGACTGCATATCACTTAAAATACTAAGCATCTGCAGCATTTTTGCCATGCTATCAGGCATTTTTATCCTCCAAACATACCGTTAGGGTACAAACCCTGACCATAGTTTCCAGTACTAGGTCCTTGCTGCTGCTTCATCATTTGCATCAAGAAGGGAAGCATCATAGCTGAACTAGCAGCATCACCAACCGCTCCAGGCATCATTGATGGTTGCTGAAATGGAGTTGGAACACCAGCCATAATCCCAAGTAGCTGTGCATTCATTCCTTGTTGACCCATCTGAGCTTGATTAGCCTGGCCCATCATATTCATTAACAGCTGATTATAGATATTCCCTTGACCAGTGTTGAATTGCTGCTGAGCCATCTGGTTCCCAACATTGAACTGTCCTGCCTGATTAGCAATATTAGCGTTTGCTAATCCATACTGTCCACCCATCTGTTGATTAGCAAGAGCTAGTTGTAACTGTGAATTTGCGTTCGTTTGACCAGCTTGTAAACCAAGTTGAGCCTGAGCAAGTTGTGCCTGCAATGAATTACCAGCATTAAACTGGCCAGTTTGTTGCTGAAATGCGGCATTTTGTAAACCAGTCTGCAATCCAGCTTGTTGATTTGCGAGTTGTGCTTGAAGATTGAGGCCGGCACTTCCTTGACCTAGCTGGCCGGCACCTTGAGCAGCTTGAAGTTGAAGAGCAGCATTCTGAAATGGCATCTGACCGTAGAATTGCTCCAGTCCTCCAAGCTGTCCCAAAGCACCCATTCTGCGACCTTGTGCGGCCTCAAACGACTGCTGTTGTATACCAGCGTTCCTAGCTGTAATATTCTGAGCGAATTGCGAGCGAAGATCGGTCTCTTGTTTCCTTGTTTGCGAACCGAACTTCTGCCCAAATGAACCTTTACCGCCTTGAAGTTGACTAACTTGTTCGTCAATAACTCTTTGATCCAACGGAGCCATTGCAGCAAATAAATTGCTGTTGTCAAACTGACTATCACCCATACCAAGTTGCTGTAGTTGCCCGCCTAAGAAATCGTTTCTTGGGGCACCTATATCTTTATTCATCATTTGCATCAAGGCGTCCTGTCCAGCATTAACGCCCTGCGTACCTGTAACTTGCTGTACCGGACCAGCCTGTGCAGCCTGTGATTGTGGTACTCCTCCAACCTGCGGAGTAAAGAGATCAGCGAGATTTATCGCATTCATTGGCGCAGCACCTAACATTGTTGGTTTAAAGTTAGGCGCGTTGACTGGATTGTACTGATACATATTACCCTGCGGAAACTGCATTCTGCCTGGGTCTACCGGAGTGTTGATAGTTTGCGGTGGATAGTAAGTTGGTCCGTTATTCATCCCACCCGTAGAACCGCCTATATCAGCAGAAATACCAGTATCAGCGTTATCGAGGATATGGTCTCCTCGATCTACGCCAGCACCTTGCTGACTAAACAGTGTGTTCCCTCCGAGAGAATATAGCCCACCGCGACCTATTGGACTCCTTAACCCACCAAAGCCGCCCCCTCCTATACCGACTGGACCGCCTTGTACTTGTCCTTGCATCTCAGGCGGCCGCATCTGGCTTATCATCTGCATCAAGGCCTGTGCATAGGGGTTAGTCCCCTGCTGCATCATGCTTTGTGCTTGATTGTTAATAAGACTTTGCTGTTGTTGAGCAGCGTTAAAATTAGCCTGATTGGTCTTATTAGTTTGATTTGCGCCATAAATACTAGAGCCAGCACCAACCGCTGCCGAACCAAGTATTCCCCAAGTGACTGGATCAGCCATTTTTTGCTCCTTATAATGCTATGAGATTGTCTTTCGTGGTAAAAAAGACCAGAAGATCACCCTGCTCAGCCACCACTTTCATTCCAGCGCGTTCGGCAAACTTCACAGTAACTCTGTTGTGGCGAGAGATCGAGGTCCACAAATATTTATAGCCATATTGATTCAACAACCTGATAGTATGGTTACGAACCAGTGTCTCTCTCCCGCGTAGTCTCCTGTCCCAAAACAGAACATGAATGTGTGCTTGATCTTCGTCTATTGGATAGAGACTAAGATAGCCTACATCCCCCAGCCGCCAATAATACTGATGATTTATAATGAGATTAGTGAGCATTGTCGGCTCACAAAGCCCATTCTTAATATCCGACAGTTCACTGAGTTTATCATAGAACTGAAGGATATCAACAGGATCGGCTGTTAACCGTTGAATCTTCACGGAGACGTAAAGGTGATGGTTTTGTTGGTTGTGTCGGGAGTTATTGTCACCCCTGCACCAGCCGCCAGCGCATACAGATGATACTTCCCATCATCTTCACGAATTAACACCTTAATTAAACCAGCTCCTGGCCCATCTTCTGGTGTAGCGAGAAGCTGGGTAATGAGGTCTAACTGCTGCTCAATATCTCTTATTGCAACCTCGGCCTGTTTTATAGTAGTTACAGAACCAAGTCTGAGTCTCGCTAAAGAGAGTGTCGGAGCCATTATAAAGCTTGAGTTGTAGGTGCAGCACCATCAAAGACGTGTCTTATACGGAAAACCTCAGGTGTTCCGTCTGTTATATTGAGCTTAAATCCAGTTCCTGTTCCTGTAACAGTAAACCAGATCATTCGACTAATTCGCTTATTACTACTACTAGGCAGCGTTTTGGTAATTCCAGCTACATCATTACCATCCTCATCTTGAACTTCGATTGAGATTTCGCTAGCTGCTCCGCTCTCGTATTCAATTTCAACTGCCTGTGTTATAACTAACTCAGTCGTTCGATCATTTGCTTGCCGAGCTTTCCAGAATGGTTCTTGAGGATCGTCAAAGTAATTTTCGGTGCCGTAGTTCTCGACACCAAGTAACGAACCTTGCCCATTGTATACGACAGGTGGAGCAAGATCTTCGCCAATGGACATTTCAGCCCACGTGAGAAGCTGTTCAATCCATTGGCCAAGAACCGAACTCCAAAAAAGATTGTTGCTTTGCGGATTAAAGATTACTGCACTATTACCTACATAGCTCCGAAAATACCAGCGTCCAGGACGCGGCCGAAAGCCTTCGATTTCAAGTGGGAGCTGATAAATAAAGACACCAGTAGGTGTATACAGTTGATAAGCAGACACCTGTGGATTATAGACTGCATAATACTGATCGAGATTAAGATAATCTAGCGGCAACAGTCTATCATTTATTGCGCCAGAGAGAATCTTAGTCTCATTTATATTAAACAGCCGAACGCCGTCATCACTCAGGAAGATGATACCATCAGGTGTAATGACTGCTGTTCGCTCCCAAACACAGCCTACACCAGGGAAGCGGATACGAAAATCTGCTGGACGATCCGCCTCTCCAGTCTCATAGCCGAGCCAGAGATTCCTTCTTCCAAGAATTGCAAGAACATCAAAACCGATTGGACGCAGGGCTACAATCCTGTCCGCTTCAGGTTGATTACTAATGAGCAGTTCATCGCCCGATCCTATGCCTGACCAGTCTGCAGGGTCAGCATTCGAAGCATTCCATCTAATACCAAGTGCTTGTAATCCATCAACTGGATCAGTCCAAGCGCCGGCAAAAGTCCTTCCAAAAGCGTTACCAAACGTCTTAGCTATAATTTCAGCAGTTACATCAGTAATAACCTCAGTATCCCAATCACGGATGTAACTCGCTGTGATTCCGTTAGAGAACAAAAGAAATCCAGCAACATTAACTACATGCCAAGCACCTTCTCCAGTATCATCCAGTCCTTCATCTGTAAAGACAAACAAAGCTGTCGTCTTTACTCCAAGAAACGGAGGATCAATAGCTATAAGGGCTGTAGCAAAGTTAATTGAAGCGTGTTCAAAGATCCAATCAAGTACCCGAGGAGAAACATCCTCGACCTCGGCTATTCCAGGTGCACGAATCAGTGCATCTGTGTCGAGTGACTCTACGTCCTGCAAGTCAACTGCGCCATTATTAGGAACATCCTCAGGAGATTCATAGGTAACAAGTCCCTGTCGCCAATCATTATGAATGATTGACTCAGGCTTAGGTTCGGAGCCGGGTGGAACAGGCACTCCTACACCAAGATTGGGCCGAACTGTGCTACGTAGTTTATCGCCCCAAGTGCTCATGAGGGCTCCACGATCATCCAGACGAATGTGCCAGAGCCCGGCGACCCGGCATTCGAGACATCAAAGGATGTTCCAGCCGAGCGTGCCGACACAAAGAGCGGGCTAGGTGAGACACCAGGAGTACCATAGTACGATAGGAATATTCGGCTATTTGCCGTAACCTTGGTCGTACTAATCGTGACAGTGCCGCCAGATAGCGTTCCCGTTCCCATCGTCGCGTTGGACCCTTCGGCGATCTTGATGCCGCTGCCCGCTGTAGCAAGAACTAAGTTAGCTGCTGCACCAGTTAACGTAACAGCAGCAGAAAAAGCTCCTGTCGTTGCGCCAATAAGAGCGCCTGCGATAGTCAGTGCGCCATCGAAGGCTGCGCCTGCTTTTCCTGTTAGAGGATCAACGTCTAGGTCAGTAAAAAACGACTCCAGTCGTTCAATAACTGCACGCTTAAATTCTCTGATAACAGCAGCACCATCTGAAACTTGATCAGTGTTATCAGGTACTGCTGGATCAAGTTCGTCGCTGTAGGCCATTAGTAGTAATCCTTCCTGTAAGTATCAAACCTACTTTGAAGGGGCTGAGCAGAGAAATTCATGGAGATTCTTTCTTCTGCATCAGAATTAAGCAAAGGACGCAGCAGACTCACCATATCATTCTGAGCCATTGCCGCTTCCTGAAACATTCGAAGGTTACGTTTTGCACGCCAAACTGCGGCACGTCCGATTGCCTCATGGAACTCCTCAGGCAATATTGGACTATCAGTTGTATCTTCCAAATTACTCACACGAACACGAAAATCTGCGGTTGCTGTAAATGCGCTCAGAGGTGTTGGATATACCACTAATACACGATTATAGCGCATGTATTTGGTCGGAGGTAAATCGGCACCGTCTACCTGGACTTCATCGCTCTCAGGTAACATTCGGTATTCTTCAAGATCAATTTGCTCCATCTCCCTTCCACCGTAGAAAGGATAATTCGCATCGTCCTGCAAAGAAAGTCTCTTAAACCACATGAGAGAATCAGGGCATTGATAGAAAGGCTGGTCAGCTTCGAGAATAAAGTCTACTGATCCCCAAAGCTCCTTCAAGTCTATCATTCCAGCAATGTAACGATATCCTTGATTTATCCACTTATCAAGTTGTGGATTGGTCAGGTCGGTCCTATTTCCCAGGTCAAGCAATACCTCTGTTCGATAATCAGCTAGGGTTTCACCAACATTTGTCAGAGGCGTTCCCACGGCCGTACCTGGGGCAGCGGCCGCTAGCGAGAAATCAATAGGACCGTAAGGCATTAAGCCACCTTATCAGAGAAAACTTCACAGATCAATCCATGCTGTATTTCATCAGCCTCAACTTTCAACCACATCAAGCCGGGAATCGCAAAGTTACCATTTCCTTCTATTACAAGGAAGCTGTCTTGTTTGCGGTCAATTCCTTCATGCCTAATACTTACTTTGAGTATCCCTTTTTTCAGCCCTGATACATGCAGTATAGGCCTTCGGATACGAGATATATCAATCCAAGGACCATTCTTACAACCAATCAGGGCTAATCGGCTGACAGCCATATTAATCCTCTGACGTTGCAGTACCCACAGCAACTAAGCAGACACCGCCGTTTGCGTCTGTCCGAACAATCTGCAAATATTTATAACTAAGCGCACTTGCAGGGGCTATACCATGCTGACCGGGACCAGTCAACGAAGTTACAAATAAAGTCGCGTCTGTTTCAGAAGGATCGTGGAGGGCAATATCTGACCAATCCCATTCATCCTTCATCCTACCTTGCAGCTTAATTGCTGCACTAGCATGATTATCTGGTCCAGTCTGGACAGTAATAGCCTTAGCGCGTCTCGGCACCTGAAGCGTAATTACTCCATTCTGAACCAAACTGGTTGAATTGCTTTGAGCCATGTTATACCTCAGACCGTTTCATTGTGAAACAACCTGGTTTGGCGTAGCCTCCCAGCATACGCCGCACCAGCACTAGCGGACGTTCACGTCTATCAAACCGACACCGAGTGCTGCAGTCGCAATCACCGTCCTACCCAGGATACGATGCTGAGTGTCGATGACGGCAGCCGTGAGAGTGGTGTCAAATCTTCCTGCGATTGAATCGCTCGGCAGAACTGTCTTGCCGGCGATAATCACCGCATTCTGACTTGAACGAATCCAGGTTCGGCCTTGTTTTAGCACAAATACGCGCTGACCAGAGGTTCCCGCTGACCCGCCCACTTCGGAAGCGGTAACAGCTGCACGATTATCAGTGCGCGTTCCACCAACCACTACCCCCGCGAGCCTGTTATAGTTCGCAAGTGTAGCACTCTTGGTGACTTTGTTGGTGTCGCTGAAATACACAACATCACCAACAAGGAGAGTATCTGTCGTCCCTCCAACGATATACACCCTCACCTGACCACCAGGTTGCCCGCCTGTCAGTGAGTCAAACGCCGTCTGGGGCATGAAGAAGGGCCCGAAACGGGTCACACTCATGGTCGCGAGCATTGCCGTAGTGAAACCAGAAACAGCTACAGCAAAGAGCGCAAGACCGAGAAACGCTTTCAGCTTCTTCGAGATCACTTTTCCTCCTTGTAGGTTAACCGGAGCCAGGAGAGCCGTACGTTCCTCTCCAGTCGCCGAAGCCAACACTGTGACGCTGACGAATCTTATGGAACGTGGCGTCAGCATCGTCATCGTCCCAAGTCTTGGTGTCCGGCATTTCCCGCCAGAAGAACTTCACGTCGATCATAGACGTTTCTGCAAGCAGGAACCAAGCATCCGTGTCAGTAAACCACGGATCAGCGAAGCCAGTAATGCCTTCTCCCTGCAGCGGATTCACGTCGTTCGGCTGAGTGACCAGATCATCCGAGTACGGGAAGCCAGCAGTGTTCAGCAACCGCTTTACCGTCATGCGGTTGGCTGGATGCGTCGCAAGCGTTCGCGGTTGCATCAAGATCGGCATTCCACGCTCATCCTGCTGTGTATCGAACGCAAGAATAGCCGCTTCCAGCGCTGCTTCAGACAAGTCTGCATCTACCGTAGGACGGTTAGCGATCGTACCTCCCGTCCCCTGGACTGGATGATCTGTCGCAAACAGGGCTTTAGCGTCACGACCAGTGTACTTGGTAGTAACAAAGCCGTTGTTATAAACGTCGTGACCATACAGCTCGGTGGTCCAATACGAGGAGATACCAAGCATTTCTGCCAGGGCGAGAATCTCCGTATACTGTGAGTCATCCCGCATCTCCTTCGAGATCGGAACGCCCAGCGCAAACGTCTTGTTGAAGTATCGCTTCCCACCGATCTTCAACGGTTCATCCAGAATCGTGGTTCCCAATTCCGACTTGGGAGCCAACGGTCCCAGCCCTGCGATCCTAAAGTCATCCTCGAAAGCCTTTCGGCTATTAAGGACGTTCATGATCCTGCGGTACATCTCAGGATGTTTACGATACGAAGTAAACGTCCTCATGTTCAAGCCGGGCGCTAGAAGCTCCGCCCATTGACCTCTTGCTACAGGCATTGGAGTCTCCTAGTTTGAGGCCTGCACAATGGCAGGGAGGAAGGAACTGAGGACCAAGCCCTCAGACGCATCAGCAAGGTCTGGCCGGAAATCGACCACACCGAGATACTGCAGTACAACGTTGATCGTCTCGTTGAAATCAACCTTCCAGATTCCATCCGAGTCCCTAATCACACCGTACTGACCACCAGGAACGGCAGGCAGTGAGCCGACATAATCAGAGATAAACTTCACCCCGTTCGCTATGGAGATTCCCTGCATAGAGCCGGGAGGAAACTCCTTGGTCCCGAGGATGTTGAACCCTGAGGTGTCAGTACCTCCAGGGGTGAGCGCGACTGCGGCAATGGCGGCGGGATCAGCACTGCAAGCTGCAAACTCATCCGACGCATTGACCAGTAGGAGCGCGCCCTGTGCTTCAGCGTAGCCAGAGGCCAACAGCTTCTCGATCGTAGGCGGTATTTTGCCTCCCGATCCAGGCGATGGACTAGCCAGCTGGAAGCCCACAGACGTTACCGGCATTCAGCTCTCCTTAGGTTTGACTACCGTGGTCAGCATCCTTGATGATGCTGATTCCCTTCTCTTTCGCCATTCTCTCAGTCTCCGCCGAAGTGCTGGCGAGAAGCGCTTCGGTTCGGCTTTGACGGTCTCTCACCCTTTGCTCGTGATCCAACTTCGGACAAGACATGAGTACCAGATCTCCAATGGCGATTACATCATCTGGACGGTTGTCCGTTTCAGCGAGCGTCTTAACACCTCCCTTTTTGGTTTCCAACTGGTAATTACGAAGCTTGTGCTTCGTAACCTGCATCATGTGCTCTTCTTTCGAGACACGCACCCACCTATAATGACGATCGGGCTTAAGTGTTGTCTGATCAAGGTCAAGGAAGCTACGATCCTGCCGCTTCCGTTCCTTTACATTGATTACAGTCATCCCATCCTCCCCATACGATACTGCATAGGCTGCTGAATCACAGATTGATTCACTGGTACTCCACCTTTCCAGGCCGCGTATTGCTCGGGCGTCTGGTTCATAACAGCGGCCGCATGTAGTTCTGCTTGTGTCAGTTGAACACCCTGCGCGCCAGGCCCGCCCTGATTTGGTTGTTCAGAGAAGAACCCATTGAGGTTCGGTAGGGGCTGTCCAAACTGCTGAACATGCTGAGCAGGAAACATCCCACCAACTTGCGGAACCTGCTGAGGCTGTTGTTGCTGTGGCTGAATCTGACCCCGACGAGACATTTCTCCGTAGATGGAATCAGCCGCCAAGCGCCACATAGTCGGATTCGACAAAGCGCGTGGGTCTGAACCCTGCAAACGCTGAAGAACAAGCGGTTCCAGCTGTGTAAAGATTGGACCAAACTCCTGTGCAACGGTATTACGCGCATTCTGAATGGCAGCAGAAGCAGTTGCTTGAAGTGACGGAGCAAGCATTGATTCGATGCGCTGAAGCAATACCTGATTCTTCTCGTCGACAACCTGACCGACAGAGGCACTTGGATTCTTCCAGTCCCAAGCAGTCTGCTGTCCCTGACCAGGCGCAGTCGGTTGCTGTACCTGTTGCTGCTGGACTTGCTGTTGTCCTTGTGAAGGCTGCTGTGCCATCGACTGTAAGTGAACCTGACGAAGGCCGTTGTGGATGGCAATAGCTTCACCGAGTGTCCGCCCCTGAAGTTCAGCAGGAATATTCTGCCCAACTAACCTTGTATTAAGGTCAATAGGAGCCTGCTGAGCCTGCTGTTGTCCATACTGCGGCTGCAGTCCTGCCTGCTGCTGCGGTGAGAAAAATTGTCCCTGCTGCGGAATCTGCCGCATTTGTGTGAACTGTTGCTGTTGCTGCGGCAGTTGAGATACAGGAATGTGCCCCTGCTCAGGAGGCAGTTGCGGATTAAAAGCCATTTGAGGCGGCAGACCTAGTTGAGTCGGCTGCGGAACTACTGTCTGCTGCATCTGTGGAGGCAGAAAGGGTTGTCCTCCTTGTGCTTCCATCTGCCCTCCAGGGTAGCCACCGGCTAACTGAACATAGCCGTTTGGCATTCTGGTACCAGGCTGGGCGGCCTGAAACGGTACTGTCATGTGCGCTCTCCCTCTAGGATTGAGTTAACTGCACTTGCAACACGGTCAAGGGCATTAATAGACCCCTGGCTGCGGTAAAGCTCCACTTGGTCCTGCGCCGATCTGAGCCTACTGGCCTCCACCGATACCAAGTAAGGCAGGATTTTGTTGAGGAACAGGTGCCATCCCCGGTGCTGTCTGAGGTTGGCCAGGTACTCCAGGTCCTCCCCCTCCCATTGAAGCTCCAAGTTGGGATGACTGAAGGATTGCCTGGATATTTGCAAGTTGTCGCTGTTGTTCACTTTCGCCACCGTCAAGATAAGGAATCATGCGTTCATAATCCTGCTGGCCGTATAATTCAAGCAACCGGCGCATCAATACAGCTGAACCTTCTGCTGCAGTAATGGCAACTTGCTTAATCGCCGGCGGCATACCAGGATTCGCAACATAACTCAGCATCTGCATATAATTCATGTAGAACTGAGATAGTTGCTGAAAGACAATCGTTGTGTTACGAATCTGAGCATCTTTCGACAGCTGCCCATCTATGGCCGTAACTTGAATGCTAAGTCCCTTCCTGATTAGATCTAGAGGGAACTTTAACACAACATCTACCAACAGACCATCCTTATTCCCAAGGGCTACGAATGGTTTTCCCTTTTGATTAAACTGTTGATAGAGTTCAAGTATTCTTGTCCCCGACTCTGCAAGTACCGCTCTAACCTCTCGGAGCGTCTCTCCAAATCGCTTCGAAGAATTAAGCAGCATCTGCTGAGTGGTGAACGCTGTACCATAAGCTGTCGACGGCCCAGTATTTCCAGCCACATAATCGTTAACACCTGTTCTGGACTTGGCCTCATTCCTTGTCGCAGCCTCCATTTGAATAGCTGCTGTCATTGAAGCACCAAAGCCAACACCCATTGGGATAGGCTGAATGTCTTTGGGATCGTTCACTGGAATGAAACGACCAGGAACCACCTTAGTATTCTTCGTTATGTCCATATTGTCTCTCTTAAATGCATACATCTGTGCAAGAGAGACTGTTCCATTGTCAATACGCTGGTTGTGCATCGCCGTAATTTCTTCTTGGAAATGGTCCAACATCTCACAAAGACCAATTCCATAGAAAGAGTTTACGTCGCGCATGAAGTTACCAGCGCTGTAAGGCTTTTCCTGGTTGAAGAATGGATTGTAGTCAAGTCTTACATATGCTTGAGATTCAAGGTTAATCGTACATACCAGCGATTCGTCCCATCCATCTCCGTCTATGTCAAAGTCAAGCCAAAACTCATAGAAAGGCATGAGTTGGTTGACTGACGCTCGATACTGAGATAAATTATCAAGTTGTTGTTGTACTGAGTTATTGGGTGGATTAAAGAACCACGCACCAACCCGATCTGCATTCATATAAATTCCCGCCTTAACACGATTCATGAACTGCATCCAGGTTAAGCGTACACGCTCAGCAACCCAGGGAGCATCTTGAATCAGAGGGAATCCAGCAGGAATGTAAAAATCATGCAGCCTTACATGGCTAAGTGAAGGAGCGTCCTTCATCATAACCACTGCTTGTTGCTGCCACATTTGCCCTTGAAGCTCGCGCCACTCGTAGACTTTCTTCATCTCACGATTGTAACGCTGCTTCAACACACCAGTACCAAGCTTATGCAGCTCCAACAGCCAATTACCAACTTGTCTATAAGGTTTAATTTCGTTCCTCTCTGCCCAACCAAAAAATTCCTGAACAGCACGAGCAAAGTCTGTTAATTCAGGGCGTTCGGCAGTCGCTGCCCATAGGTTACCTTCAAAAAGGAGCCCCATAAGACGGCTGTACAGTGTGTCTACATCCGTTGCGGCTACTGGCACTACGAGATTTGATGCATTAACAAAAGGAAAATTCTTCTTCTCATCTTTAGGGTGTGCACGATAGACACGCTCATGGCGTTCCCAGACCTTTTCGAGTTGTCCCCTATCGCCCATCGTCCTTCTCAGTTCTTGAATAAGATACCAGAGAAGATCATCTGCGCGTCTAGGATCGTATTGATTAGCAGGTATCATGATTAGGTTCTGGAAGTACAAAAGCAACCCCAACTGCAACCCCGCCCAACGAGAAGAGAAACCCCTCGCTCAAACCCAACAGCTCTCTCACAGAGCCAGATTCTCGCTCATCGTAGGCCTTGGTCCGAACAGCTTTCGGAATAGCTCCTCTAAGTGTTTGACACGAATTGAGATTGAGAGCACACCAAGTACCTTTTTGTTGAACAATACATCCTCTCCATTCTCGTCAAACCAAGACCAGAAATGTGCTGCAACGATACTACGGACTCCGGCATTAAGACCTGAAATCTGGTTCAAAGCAGCCATTGTAGTTGTCTCCCAGGTTGTTTCACTATGAAACGCTCTTACTTGTCGACGGGAGGTACAGGAGGAGCCGGTGGATCAGTTGCTCTCCTTCCTCCAAGAAAAGGTATTCCGTTAGGAAAAAAGAAAACCACAATGGGCTTAACTGAATCAAACACACTAGGAAGCAGCATAGCTCCAAATACAGCAGCTGTGGCTCCTCCAATCATCAATGGATGACTGTCCATCTTGATACCAAAGGCGAATGTGCCCGCTCCTGCCAACATGAAAAAAATACCACCCACAATACGAGAGATTAAACCAGCTTTCGCTTCAGCTGCTCTAATCTCAACCGTAGGAGAGGGTGTTACCCTTCGCTCTGACTTATCCTTCGGAGTTTCCATGTGTATCTCCTAACGCTTTGATGAGAGGATCAGTCCCGCGGCGTCCTGCTCGTCCTTCTATCCTACGCTCAGTCTCAATGACCGTAATTCTCGTTTCATGATCAGCGTGAATCTCTCGTAACTCTGTGTAAGCATCCTCAGCTGCTTTCTTCCCGTCATTCACAGCAACTTGCATATTCTTCATAGCGTTTGTCATCGCTCCGAAGAAAAGGATCGCACGGATACTCGCGATTAAGACAGGAGCTGAGAGAAGTCCGCCAGCGATCCATAAAGCAGTCTCAGTTTGCAAGGGTGTTTGCACTAGACTCCTCCACCATAGCCGGTAATCCCTCTATCAGCCTGCAACACTGTCTCTGCCTCTTCGTTTTCGACCTGCTGCTCTAAGGACAACCCTCCAAGCCAAAGCTCCGTTCCGTAACTAAGCGCATCAATCTCGTCCCAATTATGCGCCGCCAGTTGCGGAAACAGTTGTATTTGCCCTATCAAAGTCATCATACTCGGCTGAACATACACCCTTCTCGCTTTCATAGGTGTATCCAACGCAGCGCGAATTCGTTTCTCCTTGTCTTGATTATTATGTTTCAGAGGCTTGATAACAAAGTACATTGCCTCGTCTCTCATCTTCTTCTCGAAGTAATACAGGGTATTTTGTTGTCCTGCATCTTCGATTCCAATTTTCCTAGGACGCCACTTCAGTCCTAACTCCCAGATTTTCTCAACTAACTCGTCCGGCGACGGTCTATCTGACCAGGCTTCAAGGACAAAGATTTGATCCTTCGGTGAAGCGCCCGAGACAATAACCGCAGCCTTATCTGCACTAGTTTTCTTTCCGCCGTTCGGATCGACAGTGATAACCGTATCAAGCTCAGAGATATGCCAAGTAGCCGGCTTTCCAGTGATGTGGTCCTCGAAATAGATACGCCGATCACTTGTCGTGGCATAATGCCGTAGTAATCCTTTGCCCCAATCTAGTCCTCCCTTACCAATAGGATTATTCATGTAGTCATATGCCCACACGTCAGGCGTGTCGGTCATAATCTGCATGAGTTCTTCCAAAGGGAACTTAGAAAAGATTGGAACGCCGTTCTCAATAGGTTCGCGGATGAAAACTTTAATACGAGACTTGTAAACATCCATCAAATGAGCGTATACATCACTCATTGTTTTCCGAGTACCATACCAGTCGATCGTATCTTCGAGTCGATTTAAGAGCGGCTTCTGCGCATCTACCCAGCTAATCGACTTTGTCATCTCAGCTTCGGAGAGTCTTGCTTTCTCTCCGATTAAGTCATCATTTTTTATTTTCTCGAAATGATGAGATTGAGGCGATCCGCCTGAACCTGAAGCCATGTAGGTACTGGTTCTGGACACCGTGCTACGTCTAAGAGACGCGCTGGTCTTAGACCAGTCAACACCTGGGCCTGAAGTTCGTTCCGGTACAAGCTCTGGAAACAGAAACCTAAGGAATTTATTGGTGCTCCACTGAGTCTTAATCTCCTTAAGGAAGTCCGTAGCGTTCTCCAGTACCTCATTCTGAATCAGTATTCGGATGTTTGGATCGCACAAGGTGAGGCGGATCGAATCAGCTACGGTGCAGATCGTAGTCTTAAGATGCCCACGCGGCATCAGGACCATACGTCTATTCGCCTGTTCGCGCACCATAAAATTACAGAGCGCACCGTGTGCTCCTATTTCTACCTGATCGTATCCAAGGACTCCTTTTGAGAGGAAGTAGAGATCGGTCTGAGCCTTCTCCCGAATATGCTGTACTTGTTCACTAGTCAAGGACTGGAGTTGTTCCATCCCCTGATCAGAGATCAGCAGTTTCTCAGGAGCGTAACCGACCGTTGCTTCAGTCAACGTCTAGCTCCGTATGTGGCAAATCATGAAAGGTCTGATCGTCAAACTCCCTATTTGAGTTCCAGTCTACTCCCTGTCTAATCTTAATTCCCATTTGCGAAGCTACACCAGCCACAAAACCCTGGAACATGTATGCTTCCAATACTTCCATACCACCATCAGCACGTTTAACTGCATTCAGTCCACGTTCGATGGCTGGCCAATCAACCGGATAAGGCATTACGTCTGCTGCGTGAGACTTACCGCCTTTCTGCGGTAGATGCTTCGAAGCCATCGTCTTAGAAACTCCCTTTGCAACATTCATTCGTTGCTCAGCAAGTGTCCTAGCACCGTCGATGATAGTGCAGTCCCAATGCTTAATCACCTCATTGAAGAGGCGCTGAAGATCAGGATGACACTCAGCAAGGTTTGCTATAGACTTCGTTCCAAATTGAGGCATTAAAATAGCACCACTAGTAAGAAATAACTGAACAGTAGAAGGTTACTAGGAAGTGGCTGAGCTATAATTGAGTCTCCATCACCGCCTCCACCAGCATCAGCAGCTCCCTGCGCCAGTAACAACATGCTAAAGAGAGGGTTCATGGGGCCGCTACCGTAATAGCATCCAGCGCTGCACGAGTAAGATCTCTTGTAAATAGCGTATCACCGTTGGCATTCTTGGCGGTGAGTACTCCACCAGCTATGCTAATATTGAAAGCACCAGCAGCTAGTAACTCTGCGTTTGTAAGCCCGCCGTTGTCCTCGGCCATCCAGTCCGCGAGTATTTGAGCCGAGATTTCGGCCGCAGTAGCTGCTGCTGCACGAGGGTTGTCAACAGTGAAATCAACAATCAGCTTGCCTTTGGCACTTGCACTCTGCACAACGATCTTGCCGCGGGGCACTCCAGTAACTTGGAAAGCATCTGGAAGATCAAACCGATACTCTCCTGGAGCTTCAGGATCTCCATACTCTTCCCATCCTCCGTCTGTGTGAGCCGAGTCGATCGCGGCTAGATTCGCTGGCGTGATTTCTACAGGGGCAGAATTCTGCCTGATGTACCATGCTTCTGTAATATCCGTGTGTGCGAGACCAGTCGCTGGTGATCCATCATCATTAACCATCTCGATCGTATAGGACTGGTCTGTTGATCCTATCTGCCTAATATCCATGTCATTGTCTCGGTTGATGACCACAGTCGAGCCAACACCTGATACTACGGTACCTTCCGCACCATAAATCGCAATGCCACGGTTCTCTGTGTCAACACCTGCAATACGAGCCCAGAGTTGTGTGCCGCTCGGAAGGTTTGCGTAAACTGGATCCATAGGCACAGGACCGCAGATGCCTTCCGGGTTCGCCGCCTGCTGAAAATGAAATAGTGCGTCAATGGCTGTTCCACCAGCATCCGGCGCGCTCGACCCGTACCCAAGCTGTACTACTATATCACCTGAACCAATCGTCGTATCGCTGAGCAGATCAAAGGCTACGGCGAAGAGGTTGTGGTCTGCGCTAGTAGTCCCGATCGCAGTCCATGCGCCGAACCCCCCATTACCCGAAGGGACAGACGTGCCGCGTGAGGCCGCCGTGCTGATGCCGTAGGTCGTCCAGTTGCCGACGTCTTCGAGGTGGACGACACCCTGATACATGTGGATCTCAAACTGGCAGACGTCAGCCGTGACCGCGCCGCGAATTCGCGCAGAGATTCGACTGTTAGCCGGCACTCGGCGCGCGAAAAAGAAGGCCTTACCCAGCGTCGCATCGTTGCCGCCTACGCCGATCGTTGCCTGCCCAATACTATAGTCGGTGACGATCTCAACTTCGCTGGCTGCCGCTCCGACTGCAATGTCGAGTAGCATGCCGGTATCAGTAGCATTGACTGCCGGACCACGAACCGCAATCGCAAAGCCTTCCGCCTCAGCGCCGGTGTCGGCGATGATCTCGGTCCACGCTACCGCCTCGGTGTGCGGGGTGGCATGGGCGGTGAGCTGCGTGCCGTTGCGCGCCGCCGCCGTGAGGTTGGTGACGCTGCTCGCGCGGAACATTAGGCTGCAATCTCCCCGATACAGGTGCCGTAGGGTCCGACCCACAGCGTGTCGTCGCCGGAATAGGTCTGGTTATCGATCCAGGCGAACAACCCTTGATTGCCGTACTTGAAGTCCTCGTCGGAGCTCGTCCACCAGTCGCCATTCCCTTCTGGCGACGGCCCCATCTCGAAGTCGTTCTCGCCAGCGTTGGCGCCCGCCGTTTCGGAGCGGTCCTTCCACGTAAACGGGTCGCTGTCCTCAAGGTTGTCGCCGCCGCCGGTTCGCGGGAAATCGGCTGAGTCGTAGATCGGGACAGTCGTGCTGACCGTCTCGTCATAGACTCTAATCTTATATGTATACGTACTAGCGTCGATGCAATGAATCTTGTTCTCGACACGATACACTTTCCCTAGCTCCAGCCACGGTCCTCGGTCGAAGGCAATCGTGCTACCCGCCTGTAGAATCGACACCCCGATCTGCCAGTGGCCCGGATTCCCGTCTACGCCGTTGACGCCGGTCGAGTAGTGGACTCCGATAAAGTTGTTCGCATCGCCCTGGGCGTTGCCGTCCTGCCAAGGATGATCGCCGTTCCCCGTCAAGCGCTCATCGAAGTCCATCCTGACGTAGAAGCGACCATAACGAGTATCGCCAACGGCCAGGACTGGCAGGTCCGTCTTGCGCCAGATGCAAGCCCAAGTTGCAGACACAGATCGCCAGTGTGCGTTGACCTCGAACACTCCCGGTGCGTTCGCCGGGAAGCCCAAGCCAGCCGGATCGACCGCCGCGTGACCGATGCCACCGAGAATCGGCCATTTCCCGCCGTCAGTCTTGTTGACGGTGGCAGTCCCGAGCCCGCCCTCCTGCGTGTCCGAGAAATCGAGCGGCGTGAGCAGCGAGCCACCGCCTTCAGCAATAACTTCAATATCAACGACAACTGTTTCACCGTCAACGCTACCAGTAATTTCACACGTACCCTCGCCAATTCCTGTAACAAGTCCAGAAGTGCTTACAGTTGCTACGGCAGCGTTGGAGGTCGAGTAAAGTATTTGTCGTTGAAGAATTGACAGCTCAGCGTTACTTGCGTTGAAAGCATGTAGGGTTAACTGCTGTGTCTCTAACTCTTCTAGTTCAAGTGGCCCTGCCGGCGAAGCTGTGACTAGTGCAACCGCGCCCATTCCGGTGCGGCGACGAACCGAGGAGAGCGCGATCGTGGTCATGCGCTCATCCGATCAAATTCTTTTTCATCTTCCAACGCTTCTCGGAGAGCTGCTGCCTCTTTACCCACTATTCCATATTTCTTAGCTATAACTTCGTAGTCGCGTTCATCTTTGTCAGCTTCGATTGGCAAGCCAGGGAATGGAGCAGGGGAGGCTCCACTCTCAGAAACAGTGTGCCCAGCACTGATCTGAAGGTTATCACTGAGCTGCCTGTGCTCTGCTACTACCTCATCCCGCTGGTTGCCAGCTAGGTGATGATCGTAGGGCATCTGAGCAACCTTAAGAGACTCACTTAAGGCTGCAAACATATTATTCGCTACGTTGACAGGTAGAACAATAGAAGGACCAGCAACTGCAGGATGATTAGAAGGCGTACTCCCTGCGGCCAGTTTGTTCTTGCCGTAACCGGCCATCTCGAGAATATCGGTCGCTGCCCTGTGTCGAACGCTATCATTCCTGCTGGACCTCATCAGTTCTACTTTAACATTCATCGCCTCGTGTTTGAGATTGGAGAGGCGTGTATCGAGATCGGTGATTTCATCCGCAGCCATACTAAGCACAGTCGTCTTTATGACTTGTGCGTCAGGATGGTTGAGGATGACACTTACCCTGGCATGGTCGATTTCGTACTTAGCAGCAATCTCATTACCAGTGAGACCCGCGATCGAGTCGAGCACCATGTTGATGTGCTCAGCTTGAAGAATACGCGGTTCCCAGTATTTGAGTTCTCTATCCCTGGGGAGATCGCCACGAACAGCAGATTCGATAATCTGTTGTAGACGTGCGTAGTTTGCCGCTTTTCGCTGCTCAGCGGCAGTTGCAGCAGGAGAGAGGGCGGTAGGAGCTAGAGCGGAAGATTCCGAAACGGCCGGGGGACTACCAGCGTCTAGTTTCCTACCGTCCTCGGGCGAGATTAGCACCAAGTCTCTCGCTTACTTCGTCAGGCTGGTATCTTGCTCCTGCGCCGCGAGAAAGTTCTCTGCGAGAACACGGCGACCTTGACCCTGGCCACGAAGCTTATAGCCTCGATCATGGGCGACCGCACGAATCTCTGGCTTACTCATCGTGAGGATCGTTTCGCGAGTGAGCTTCTGACGAGCCGAAGTCACAACAGTCGCAGCTACCTTCTCGGACGCACGCGCTCTGGCGATCTTCTCTTCAGCTGAGAGCTTTACAGCGACAGGAACAGCGGGAGCCTTAGCCTTTGAAGCCTCGGCGGGAGCCTTATCGGGTTCTTTCTCAGGAATCGTCGACATGCTTCAGTCTCCTCCTTTCGTTTCCCAGGGTGTTTCATTGTGAAACAACCTGAGTTGGTGCCTCGGCGCTCTGTTTTCGTAGCGAATTATGGCCGATACGGGAGTATACCACTTTGCAAGGGAGAGTGCAACCCTGCAAGTGCTGGTGGTGTGTTAAAACGACACGGTGGGTAAACCACGGGAAAGGTTTTCAGCTAATGTTTAAGTGTAGTCGGAAAGGATTCGCCCGTCCTTTCATCTCGCATTTTTCGGGTCGGGTCTTTACGACGCAAAGTACTTTGAGGGGGTAAAGTGGTTTGCGCTGCAAAGTGCTCCACGATCTCGAGTACTTTACGTGCAAGCAAGTACTTGCACGCTTCAAGAACTGTGCCATGAATCATTACGAAAACGTAATCCCTTTTTGCCGTGGACCGTTGTACATTGCATAGGTACATCGCGCACCCAAACCGGAGTCAGACGACAAAACGATGTATCGTGACTAGGTGTCGAAATGACACAAAGCGCCAATTCCGTCCCCTTTCCCACATAGTGTCAATTTAACACAGTGTCACTCCGACACGTGTCACATTGACACCCAGCCCCTAACCACCAATGCCCTGCTGGTACGTTGAGTTTCATGGTCCCGAACCAACACAGGAAATCGGGACGACGGTTGACGCAGACAATGGTGACGATGCCATTGACGCAGCACGGGAAAAAGTCGCTGACGAATGGAACGGCGAACATGCCGATATGTTGCATGACGACGATGAAACTGTATTTGATTTTCGGACCAAGTACGTTGCTCGCGTTGTTCGTATTTGGGTAAGCTGACTGTTCATGGCGGAATTGACACCCAACCCCTCCCAACACAATGGCTCGGAAAATGATAACACGTACCCAGATTAACATGATTCGCCAAACGGCGCATTCCCTGACCAAAACCGTCCGTGGTCACGATGCGGTCTTGACATTGCGCCAGTTGGACCTAATCACAGACGACATTGCCGAACGGATGCACATTGTTCTCGAGGAGCGCGAAACCGAAATTGTCAACACCTTGCGGGAAACGCTGTAACCGTTCAAGGGGAGTCAGGGCCGGTTCGATTCCGGCCAACGGTTTTCGTGTCAAATCGACACAAAAGAAATTCCTTGCGTCCCAACACGGACCATTGTAAGATGCACGGGTTGAACGGCGCCGCGCCGATCGCGGTAACATTCAGGGGAGACAACAACCCATGAAGTACGCTGAGTACAAACTGGCCGGGGACATTCCGGCATCCTTGCTGCCGCGCACCGAAACGCGCGATGGGAAGGAGGTCAAGGTGCCTTTCACAATCAAGACTCGTGAGGCTGAAACCTTGACGGAGATGCACGCTCTCGTTGAGAACGGTGACGAGAAGCACGTCCTGCGACTGGCACAGGGCCAGTACGATATTATCGTCCAGCGCAAGATTCGCGAGTACCTTGCATCGGAGGAAGTTGCCGACATTCTCGCTGGCAAGACGGTTGGGGAAGGTGAGGATGCCGTGGACTTCGCGGCCCATACCGATGACGAGCGTATCGCGGAAGTCCTGTCACGCACGCAGACGGTGGCAGACGAGTTCGCCTACGGTTCGCGTCAGTCTCTGCCGGGTGGTGGCAAGACGGCAGCGGTCGAACGCGACAAGAAGGTCCGTGCGGCGGCGGCAGCGGACCCCGAGCTCGCTGCGAAGTTGGCGGCCCTCGGCATCACGCTGTAAAGGTCGAAAGGAAAGGGCCGCCATCACGGGGCCTTTTTCTCGTGCCGTTATGCGGCACCTGATGATGACCAAACCCTTAACGTGGGAGTCAGCACAACATGAATCATGCCTACCTAGCCACCTTTCATAACAACAAGGAACGACTAGGCCAGAAGCAGTATCTCGCACCGTCCCTCCGTGATGCGCTCGAACGCGCCAAGATGGACGGCCTCGCCATCAAAGCTGTACTTGCCTCCCAAGGTCGAAAGGTGGATATGCAGTACAGCGTTGAAACGCTCGACGACCAACTTCGCCTTGTATGAATAAGCAAAGCGCGGAGGCGTTGGCATTGGCCGTCATGGTCAAGTACGGCCTGAGAGACTGGAAGTTTGGCTTTAGCCAGTCACGCAACAAGGCCGGAACATGCTGGTACGGCCCAAAGATCATTCAGCTTTCCGAGCACTTCGTTGAGTTGAATGATCTCGATAGGGTACTGGACACGATCAAGCATGAAGTGGCACATGCACTCGTTGGTTGGAAGGCAGCGCACGGGCCAACATGGAAGAAGGTCGCTGTGGCAATCGGCTGCTCAGGAGAGCGTTGCTGGTCCCATAGGGACACGAACATGCCACAAAGGAAAAGGTGGGTTGGAACCTGCCCGAAGTGCAGCAAGACGTTTGTACGATACGGCCATGTTAGGCCGAAGTCCACACTAACCTACTGGTGCTACTGTCAAGTGGCGCTAGAATGGAGGGAGACGAAATGATCTCGTTTACACTGCATTATCTTCAATTCATCGACGCACTTGTACTGGTAGCACTGACTTTCACCGCAGTCTACAACGTCCTGAACTATGGGAAGTTGAATGTTCCAAAGCTCTGAGTACAAATGACCAGAGCGCAGGCAAAAAAACGGCTCTCGCTTCTCCTCAAGAAGGCGCTTGATGAGGGGATGCGGGAGCTTGCTGTAAAGCACGAACCGAAGTCAAACCACAAGCTGATGAGGCGGATGGAAAAGGCCTTGTTAGCACAACGAGAGAGGAGTGAATGGCGACGAAAGAGAAGCAGGTCATCATCAAGCAGGAGTTGGTCGGCGCCATCAACCCTGGGAAGCTGAATCCGCAGGCTTTCCTCAGGAGTGATGAAGTGCTGCTGCCGCGCGGTGACGCTAACGAGAACTTCCTTGTCATGAGGGAGACGTTGGCTGAGGTTGAAGTCAGCAACTAGCACGGGCGAAGTCGAGTAGCCTTCTACCTGACCAGCAGGGACGCTTCGATACGGTTCGATTCCGTGACTGGTCAATTTTTTCACTTTAACAACAGAGGAGCAAATGCTAACTCGCGAGCAGCGTGATAAGTGGGCAGCGGCACTGAGAAGTGGAAAGTACACGCAGCACAGAGGTGGATTTACAGATGTTGGAGAGCTGGACGTGAATGGATTAGGTTGTAATGTTCACGGCGAGTCAGTAACTCCATCTGCCTTCTGTTGTCTCGCTGTGCTGGAAGTTGCAGTATTCCCGGGACAGAAATGCGGCACAGAATCAGCAATCAATAAGATCTTCTATAACTGCGGTGATTTTTGTTCAAGATTCCCCTTCGTCTCGATGAACGATAGTCTCGGATTGTCTTTCTTCGAGATCGCCGACGTTGTAGACACTCTTCCAGTGAGCGACGAATGAAACTCACCATCCTGCTTGCTCTCCTGTCGCTCTCAGCCTGCCGCGACACGACAGCTCCAAAGGCTTGCGACATCTCTCAAGCCACCGATTCCCTCATGATTCCCTTCGAAGGCGACACCGTGCCACAGATCAAGGTGAAGTGGTGCGGACCTATAACAGTAACAGGAGCGAAGAATGCAGCATATTGAGTTAATTCCTGGTCAGAACGTTGTTGTCTGGGCGGGGAAAACAACACAGATCATCGTTGAATGTAGGCAGGCCGTTAACAGCAAGCACGCCTATTTTCAGATCACTACACGCCACAAGGTTAAGCGTGTAAAGCCCCTTCG